ATGCGCTGGGAGTCTAGCCGAATGATGCTACCGGAGCATATTCAGGCACTCCGGCAACATGAAATCGACAAGCAGAAGATTGAGCGACCAGTGCTGAGTGATGATGAACTGGCAGATATCCAGAACACACTGCAAAAAGTCATTAAGACGCACGAATTTGTCGAGATCAATTACTATCGGGACGGATTTATCAGGAAACAGATATGCACAGTGGCACGACTGGATCCGGACGATCGGACCATACATTTTTTTGATGGGTTCGGACTAAGTGGAAAAATACTCTTTGCAGATGTCGTGGCTGTGTCTATTACTGTGCAAGATGGGGAATAATGATCTATAGTCAATACCAATTTACCCTCCTCTACCCTGCTGAGAAGCGGGGATTTTTTTCTTATGTATTTTTTTCATCATCATTCTTTTGGTTATATACTTCTATAAAATGATAAACAAGAACTATTACCCAAATTACAGTTAAAAATGTGGGAATAATCGCTATCGAAATCATCGCAAATACATGACTGTCGAATATTTCTTGAAGAGCATCATTAACGCCATTGTAATTCAATGTTCCGCCAAGAATGAACAATGATAATAGCAATAGCATAAACGATGAAAATACAACATTGTCCTTTAATAATTGAGGAAAACTCCTTTTGTCTGATGTTCTGCTAAAGTTTTGAGAAGCTATTACAGACACCCATTTCATTAGGAGAAATAGCATCGTAATTACACCGCCAGAGGTCAAACTAGAGAACATTAGTAACTTTCCAGTACTTACAGTATCAATATGTGAGAATACACTACTAATAGTTTGGAGACTACCCATTATTCCAACAATAATTCCTGTAAAAATACCTAATATAGAAACAAACTCAGTATATATTTTAACTTTGTTTTCATTTATTTTTTGTTTAATTACATCATTAGCTTCTACTTTAACAACCATCGTTGTTTTTCTTATATAATGTGATTGTACTATAGATAATTTTATATGGTCTCCAATTTTATTGATTGATTTTTGTAGCTTAATGTTAGGCTTAATCACGTTATCTAGTAAAATCTGAATATTCTCATCAACAACATCCATTTTTTCATCTACAGTATTATCCAGATCATCGTTGTTGATATCGTCATGAATATCATTACCATAGAACTTTTTATCGCTATAGATTAAATCTGAAATTAACGAGTATGGAATCCTTGTATCTTGATCAACAATATAATTTTGAAAAAAATTATTTATATTGTTTATTACTGTTTGAGAAGATTCGTTTAAATTACCCTTGTAAATTTCTTTGATGATTTTTACAAATGGTTTAGCTGGAACTATTTTTCTTTCCATACTTGCTCATTCCTATTTTGAGTAAAATATTTTTCTATTTCGTTGTTGTCATATTGGATATGACGAATACCATCATCTATTTTTGGCTTATCTTTACGCCACATAGGCTGCTTATGAGTCATCTTAACCAGGTCATATCCTTCAAATTTCAAAAGAGATTCTATAATTGGGTTCAAATCATCTTTGGTTTGTTTTGAAATTGGGGATTTTTCAATACTAAAGTGAGATACGGTTAGACCCTTCTCAAAATCAAAGTCAACCTTGTCTGGAACTGAATCAATATTTTTAGCCCCATATCCTTTATATTCTTGATATACTTTATCCACAACAGGACCAAGCTTCCATTTTTCAATCGAATCCTCATATAAAATTTCTCCATGTTTAATCAAATTGTAAGCCTGCAAATAATACATAATTTTTTGTAACTGCAAATTGGTTATTTTTTTTCTAATAGCATTGGCATGCCAAACGACATAATCAGCGATGTCCTTAGCTTTGTATGCCATAATTATCACCTTTTCTGTATAAAAAAAGCACTCAATAACCAATCAGAAAAATGTCTCCATAAATTTATCGGCAATAAGCGTTTCATTTTTAGTGTTTAATTGGTCAAATATTTATTACCCATTTCTATAATACATTATGTTGTCAATATACATACAGTTATTTGATTCATTCTACAAGCCAGAAACGTGTATTATGTATCCCGGCATAGCCGGGTATTTCTTTATGTCATTTCTTAGGTTCTGTGTATCCCTGTTCTTGCTGACTATCGCTCAGTCCATTTGTCGTTGGATCCTGAACGATTCCAAGAGACGACAATGCAACCAGTACAGCTCCAACAAGCGCTTGAATCCACTGATTGATGGCATCAGTCCAAGTAAATGACCAAAGACCAACAGCGTGGCCCCCCTGGACAATGATGGCTACAACAACAAGAACCTGAGAAATGAACGCAGTAACGAACAGCGGATTTTTAAAACGAATTTTCCAGTTAATCATGTGAATCTCTCCCTTTTATTTAAGATATAATTTCTGTCCTGGGTAAATGGTGTCATTGTGCAGATGATTAACATTTTTCAGCTGCTGAACGCTGACATGGTTTTTCTGGCCGATGCCCCACAGAGTATCACCGCTAACAACGGTATGGTAAGGACGGCTTACCAGATGCGGTGCTGATCCGGACAGCTTAAGAACCTGTCCCACACGGATCAGATTCGGATTTTTGATGCCGTTAATACTTGCCAGCTTTGCCACGGTCGCACCATGCTTTGTGGCGATAGCTGACAGCGTGTCTCCGGATCGAACAGTGTAAGTGCTCAATGGTGCCGGTTTAGCAGCAGGCTTACTTCCGGATTTCAACTTCAAAACCTGACCGACCTTGATCAGATTGACATTGTGGATACCGTTGATCGCCGCAAGTACCTGAACACTCGTCCCAAATCGCGCTGCAATAGTGCTCAATGTATCGCCGGACCGCACGGTATACGTTCCAGCTGCTGGTTTGCTTGCCGGCTTTACCACTGGTGCTGGTTTATTGACTGGTTTTGCTGCCGGAGCTCCCATGCTGACGACTTTGTCCGTGTAGGCAATATTCTCGTCCACCCGGCCATTAATTCCCGGTACACTGGCGTCTGAGCAGTGCTGCCAGATGTCCGCGGCACGATCGCAGTGATCGTTGTACTGAGCAATCCATTTCAGAAGACCTGGGCGTAGCTGTGATTCGACCAGATATTTCCCTATAAAATACAGCCCAGAGTAGATTCCGAGTTTCACATGTCCAGCTGCTGCCACGCGGTCCAGAAATGCGTTGACATAGCTTGTCAACGCCCCTGCGTTTGGTGCGCCGTTCTGCGTCTCGACATCGACAAACAAATACCCTTTCACATTGATACCGGAAAGATTTTTCAAAAACCAGTCTGCTTCAGCCTTTGCATCGCTCTCAGAAATGCCGCGAAAAAAATGATAAATATGGACGGCCAGACCAGCCGATTCAGCGTTTTTCACGCTTTCCCGAAAATACGGATTGACGTAGTGAGATCCGGCCTCACTGCCTTCAGTCGCCTTGATAATCGCAAACTGATACCCTGCCGCTTTGACCTTTCGAAAGTCCACTTTCCCCTGCATAGATGCAACATCAATGCCCTTGTGCTGTGCCATTATTTATTCAGCCCCTTAAACAATGTAATAAGTCGTTCCTCGTGCTTGATATCGTGTTCTTCGAGCTTATCCACCCTGCCCTCAACTTTTCCCAGCCGTCGATCTGTATCCTCCCTGATCCCCTTGATCGTCTCGTTAAGTGCGTCGATACTCGACTTGAGTGGATCAATCGCCGCTTTTTTAAAGATCCACACAGCGCCGCCGGCCAGGGTGGCAATGATTCCAATCAGCGCCGCAATATCCTCAATCGATATTCCCACCATCCCCCTGTCGCCCCCTAAAATTAAGTATTAAAAAAGGAGCTATAGCAGCTCCAAAAAAGAGTAAAATATAACTGGTGATACCTATGAGACATAAATCTCGATTAATTTTTGATATTGTACTTATATCCGCCGTCCTGCTCGGCCTTTTTTCATCGGCTTATTACGCTTTTGGAAAACCGCTATCCATGCGCCATGCGGTATACCGTGTCTTTAACGACAGGGTTGACCGCTATAGTGTTAGCAATAAAAAGCTAACCGTCGTTACCGACAATTTTGGCTGGGATGGATCCGGCTGGTCAAAAAAGCAGGCCATCCGAGATGGAAAGCGCCAGATTGAAAAGCTGACTTCCGTCCTCCCGGAATTTGGGCAGCAGATTGACCGGGTAGAAATAACGGTTACCTACCTGAAGCAGCCTGTAATGATGCAATCAATCGATAATTAAGGGCTGCCAGGCGGGCTGTCCGTTATCACTAATTCGCGCGTCTCAACCCCTATTAAAATTTTATCTCCTTGATCTATTGGCGCCGACTGCATAATATACTGCGCCGCTTGATCAAAATCTGGAATATCCGCATATTCAATAGGTTTGTATCCGGCCAGCTTAGCTGAGTTTAGCTGTAAAATTCCGTTTTGGATAATACCGTACATTAACGCTCACCACCTTTCTTGCTATTTTAATTCGTGCCACCGGCTGGACGATGCAATGATAAAACTGATAGCTGTCCGTGCGTTTCAGCCATCCCCAGTGCGAGATCACCGCACAGGCGTCAGAATAATTGAGATAGCCTTTTTTCTGTATCTTGCTGACACGCCGCCGGATTCGCAATGAGTTACGTTTTCGGAGCGTTGACTTATCCCGGTAAAAGCGGATGCCGAGAAAATCAATATCCCGACAGTCCAGGCGGAACACCTGCCAGTTACTCTTTATCTGCAGCTTAATGCCGGTGAGATACTCAGAGACTGCCTGCTGCGTCCGATGAAGTTTTTTCTTATTCGAACAAAGCATCACAAGGTCATCAACATATCGAACATAATACTTAACCCCTAGTTGCTCCTTAATAAAATGATCGAGATCCTGCAAGAAAAAATTAGCGAACCACTGGCTGGTATAAAATCCAATTGGTTGGCCTTTGTTCTGGTCGATAATTTGATCAATAAGCCAGAGACAATCAGAATCTTTAATTAACTGACGGAACCGCTGTTTTAGTAGATCATTGTCAATTGACGGATAAAATTTATGGATATCCATTTTTAGACAATATTTCGTATTTCGTCGGTCATTGTCTATCCACTTACGCAGCGATTTCTGCGCGTAACTTGTCCCTCGTTCGGGGATGCTTCCGCAGCTGTACTCATACATGCCATGCATAATCATCGGCTCGAGTTGCAGCATAAGCGCCCAGTGGATGATTTGATCCGGATAAAAGTTCGGTTTATAAATCGTCCGCTCCTTTCCACTTGTGCCATCGTTGATAACCCTGATCTGCGGGGTGCTCGGTTGATACGTCTTAGCTTTAAGCATCTGCTGTAACTTGCCTGCGTAGCTGTCCGCGTTGTCTAATACTTTTTTAACCCGTTTCTGATTCCGCTTACCAAGCGATGCTTTCTGCATTGCGAGTTTAATATTCTCAGTGTCACAAACCTTTTCGTATATAAAGCCGTATCGTTTCACGGCGAATCACCTTCTTATTAGCCTCAAGGACTTTCGACAATACTACTTGTCCTTGCTCTTTACGGCGAATTTTCACCAAGCGGTGCGGATGATAGGGTGCAATATATCTTTAAATTTCCTAATAAGAGTCTGCCTGCCGATATTGACATTCGAGTTCCACGAAGGATTGTTCAGATTCCAGTTAGACAATCCAGCGTTCAAACCATTGTTCCAGCCCGCGCCAACGCGGGCAAAGCACGCACCCCATAACCCGGTATTTATTTTTATACTCATCAAAGACCTTGGGGGACTTACGTCCCCCAAACCCCCTAAAGAGCCTTCCTAAGAAGCCGCCCGCCGATAGCGACATACGAGTACCACGAAGGACCGGTTCAGAAGCCAGTCAGACAAGCCAGCGCCCAAACCATCGAACCAGCCCGCGCCAACGCGGGCAATAAACTGCCCAGAGGGATTTTGCCAGTGATAGTCAGAGTAATAACTAGAATCGTTTCCGCCCAAGACAGTCGGCAACTGAACATAAGGATGATCTGGGTCAAAGCCCATGTCTTTAACAAATCCATTAGCATGTACATTTTCATAGCCGATGGATTCATAAGGACTGGCAAAAACGTTACTTGCATAGTCATCCGCATTTTTAGCAACCCATGACCTTCCATTGTTGATATTTAATCCGTCAACAAACGTCCATGTACTACCAAACGGATTTTCAATTCCGCGATAGACGCATGGGTATTTCCCGTCGTTCGCTACTATTCCGCCGCTTTCTGCAAGGATATTTTTGCTAAATCCTGTTTTCCATCCGCCGTTGTAAACCACTTTCCCTGCCGATATATCTACCGGATCGCCATCAAAAATAAGGGCTTTGTTACTTGCGTCATAGTCCTCAATTGCCGTGATCGACCGGTCATAAAAAACCTGAACCCCGTTTACATCGTTTCCGATATTTATCGGCTGGCCTACTCGATAATTCTGCGCCCGACTACTTTCAATAATCGCCCGATTTGTCTGTGTTTCGCCAACTGTGATTACGTCACCATTATCTCGCCTGCCGCCCGTCCAACCAGCCAAAACCGACTGTGAGTTAAGCGTCGCAAATTCGGTATGGAAAAGTGTTGCTAAGATGTCATGTGCATGCAGGTCGTACTGCTGATAACCTTTTAACCCGTTTATATTATTCGCGCGGGAATAATTTCGAAAATCAATGATATTTTTTTGCACAAGCGGGTACTTATCCGGTTTTGACTCCAGCTTGCCATCGGCGGACAGCGAAGCTTTATGTTTCGCAAAATCAAAATAGTCAAGTTCCCTGCCATTTTCAAAATCCCAAAAACACCAGGGCAGATAAAAACCCGCATGCTTTGTCTCTGATACTTGTTCCTGCAAAAAGCCAGGTCCACTCTGCCGCCTGATATAAAATTTAGGTATCCGCCTAAACACGTTGCCATAACTATCCTTAGCGTCCTCAATCTCGCCCCAGATCGGTAGGTGGTCAAAATCGTTTTTCACCAGCTGACCATCTATGCCGACAGCCGACTGTAAGCCTACAGCAGAGTCCGTCCGCGTCATGGTCGGGCTTGCTGTTTTATCCCAGTAAGCTCCATAGATGGCCTCTTTATAGGTTAGTAGGTGGATACTATTAATCTTGTCGATCAGGTCGCTGACATACGCTGCAGACTCTGTATTGATGGTCGTTGCATCGCTTACTACCTTAAACGGAATATTAGGCGTAGACATGCGGGACGTTTTGCCAAACGTATCTGTTTTTTCAAACACAAAATAGGCTGTTCTGATATTGCCGAGCGTGGCAAAGGACTCCTTTACCAGCGTACACTCTACTTTCCCAGCAGCAGCATCTGTAATCGTCGCGCCTTGCCTGATATAGTACCAAGCTGGCGTGACGCACTCAAACAGGGGCGTGATCCCGGTCAGATCAACAGGAACGCCGTCCTGCATGATCTGAGCGCTAAATGTATTAGTATCAAAATCGTTTCTGCGGACCTCAATACGCGGAATATTGGCCCGACCGTTAAGGTCGAGCTTCATGCTGAAAACTTTATTAGCCAATATTAAACACCTCCGATACTTATGGCAATGAATCGATATTAACTTTCTTTTGGGCGGTTGCTGTATTTCCAATAAATCCATTTAGCGTGCCTGTACTTGTATCGATATAGCCCGCCGTGCCACGTGTCACATTGTTATTAAACGTCTGAATAGTCGGATCCGTGCCGGTAATCGAACAAGCGTAACCGCAATTATAATCCGAAATAATATTATCGCTAAAAGTAATGCTTTTACATGTTGATTCGATAGCGCATGCCGCGTCTAGAGCAGGCGTCGGAGATTGAATGTTTGTAATGATATTTCTGGCCACAATCGTCTTTTCTACAAATCTCAACCACAGCGCGCCGAGCGATGATCCGTCTATAATATTTTCGGATATGATATTGTGACTCGTTAAACCCGTATGTCTAATATCGGAAGGCGATTCCCACATAAAAATCGCTGTGGATTTTGACCATAAAAACTTATTATGTGTAATCGTGCCGTGCGACGAATAACGAATGTCAAGAGAGTTTCTGTCCCACCGGAAAGCGTTCCCGCTGATATCATAACTTTCGCAGTATCTGATAATAAGAGAGATAGCCTGTGCATCTGATTCGCCACCGAACTGATTACCGCACACTCTAAAATTATAATTTTTATAGGCTACGTCGTTATAGGATATCCCTTGGATAGATACGGTGCCGTTGAAATACCCAAAACCATCAAAATAGTTGTCTAAAATACTGAAATTGTTTTGAAGATTAGGATCCCCGGGACCATAACCCGTACCATCAAATGTTGCAGCATAGGGATTGGAAAAAATATTAATGGCATAATTTTTTACACCAGAAAGAAACTTGTTATTTTTAATCACAAAATTAGAGCACCCGCGCAAATGGATAAAACCGCCCTGATAGTCATTATCACCCGGAGCATCGACGCCGTGAACATGTAGATTATTTTCAATATAAATATTGTAAAAAGGGCGATCACGTGTCTCCGCATGATTACCGATAATATTGGGCGCCGGGTATTTTATGGATCCGTCGCTGTTATAGACTGGGTAGAATTCGCAGTTTTTGACCGTCACGTCATGGGTCGGTATGTTGTCCAGACTGGCCGGATCGTTTGCCTGCGGATTGCCGGGCGATGGAGAATCGAGCTGAATGACCTCAGTAAAATAGCGGCCAGTTTGCGGTTTAAACCCATAAAATGAGCAATGGTCAACTACTACATGATCGCAGCCCATCAGGTCAAAGACATGTGCGTTAAACATGCATTGCTCAAAAATAACATTCCGACACGTGAGATGACTGACGTGCGTAAAGGCCATTTTAACATCGACATTGTTGTCCAGGTTGCCCTTAAACCGGCCGCCCTCGATTAATACATCATAACCGCGATTTCCGTAACCAGTCTCCCCCTGACCGTTCATGTCGATGATATAACTAGCTGGCGCAAGAATAGTTGTTCCCGATGACAGTTTCAAGTGCATCCGGGAGCGTCCGATTAGCGTAGTAATCTTGTAAGTTCCATCCGGAATAAACGTTTCAAGGCCCTTTGCCGCGTTGTCATCAATGGCGGCCTGAATAGCCACCGTATCGTCCGTTACTCCATCACCCTTTGCGCCATAATCGCGCGGCGTTGCTGCCACGTCTTGCGCGAAAAACGGAAGATAGGCATAAGTGCCCCGGCGTTTCCCATCAACCGGAACGCGCAGCGTCTCAAACATCGGCTTATAGGTCCCACTTCCGTTCGGTTCGTCAAAGGACAGAAAGTCCGCGCTGTTCAGATTAAGCGAGAGGCCCTTCTGCCGGTTGATGCCCGAATACAGCGGGGAAAGATTTCCCATGTCGACATTGTCTTTATAAAATTGTAGGTTTCCCTCACGTAAAATGGTTTTGTCCGTTCCATCCGCCGATCCCGTTATTTCAATTCTATCTGAATATACTTTAATATCTGTTCCGATAATACTGGCGTCATGAAATGTAATAGTGCCATCTTGAGCAATGCTCATTTTCTCAACGCCGTTCTTTATCGCACGAACGCCGTTTCCGTCGATCCATACATCAAAGTCGCTTTTTTTCATGTGGAAACCGTTTCCATCAAGCCAGATGTCCATACCGTTGCTACTGATGTGGATGGACGCACCCTCGATATCGCCGCCGCTGATCGACGCGCCAAAAGTATTGACGGCACCACTTTTATCCACCTGAAAAACTTTAGCGCCACTTTTAGTCATAACAAGACCGTCACTGTTCAAACGGGCATCAAAGCCTGTCAATTCGTTAAAGACATGAAAGTCCACGCCCTCGACAAGGATGCCACGCAAGACGCCGGCAGTAATAAAGTCAGCAACAATCTCACCGTCGGATGTCATGGCAAGACCATAGGGTCCGTTGACACCCGTTGACGAATAGCCAAGCCCGCTGAGGTTCCACCGCCATACTTTATGCGCTGTATCTACATCTTCTGTATCCATGATTAAAAATTCCTGTGGCTTGTCCTTTGGCCTGAAAACAACATGTCCGCCTAAATTTCCAGTAATCAAGTCTGTAGCATGGTCAATAGCTTCTTGTAAAAACGTTTTCTGATCGTCTACTTTTTGGCCAATTTCTTTATTGTTGTCAGCAATGCTTTTTGTAATGTCATATCGGGCATCACCGATATCAACAACCGGACTTTCGGCAGGATTAAACGGGTTATCCGTTTGAGCACTGATACGGACAGATAGATCCAGATCCATGCCGTCCTTGTCATAGATGCACCAGATAAAATCTCCAACCTCATATTGATGCACCGGCAATCCGTTTTTATAGAGCTCTTCCAATTCAACACGTGCGCTATAAGAGCCTTCGTTAAGCTGAGATTCTGCGTACGCCGTCAGAGAGTCTTCAACCGTGAAGCGTTCATCCTGCACAGAGGTTTTATAGATTCTCTCAAATTTGTCCCAGTTCGGCGATCTGACGGTTACTGAAACGATCGGGTTTCCATCATCATCATTTTTTCCTTTTGCTGTGCATTCTGTGCAAAGATTATCTGTATTGTATTCATCAGAGAATGTCTTGATATTATGGCCATGGCGAAACTGAGCATCACGCTGAATGCCAATTTGCTTCTGAATTCGGATAGTTAATCCTGTAACTTTATACTCAACTCCGAACCGGTCAATCAGATCTTTAAACATGTCCAGAGACTTTTTATCGCCAAAATTGTCAAACTGTTCAGATCCAAAAGTGCCATCAATCAAGGCAGTCAATCCCGTATCGGCGAGAACAATGTCCATCCAGTCTTTCAACGGCTTCTGTGCGGTATATATTTCATCCACGTGATGTGCATAGAGACGGTCGAACATTTCATGCCGGGCAGTGACCTCTTTTGTGATGCCACCCTGTGGATCACGATCAACGTCATCAATGATAAAAATGTCTTCGTCTAGCTCGATCTTGTTTTTGTTGACCAACTTGTCAAACTGATCGGAATTTCGTTCTGTCCGGTTGATCGTAAAGGAGATCATATAATCTCCATTAACTTGCCGCGTCCGTTTGAAATCATAAAAATCTGTTAGAGGATCCGTCCCTCCGGACAGGGTATGCAAGATTAAAACGCTCATCTATTTCTCACCACTTTTCTCATTGAAAATAGTAAATTGGGAAATCAAAATCAATCGTAAAACTACCACTTGTTCCCGACAGTGAAATATCATTTTGGCCAGGTGCCAGCGTAATTAGGGCATGATTTGTGTCACCGAATACTGATTGCTCATTTTTTTTGCTCATCACGCCATCGAGCGACAGCATGTCCCCTGCCGCTGTGGTGCCAAGATAAGACCACATCTCGCCTGTTGCCGAATTGCTGATTGTCAGATGGTCAGACGCCCCATGATAATGAATCATGAGATCACTATTAACCCGTGGATCAATGGCAACGTGGCCCGGATTGTATACCGTGAATGCTTGTGTAGTAAACGATCGTTTCCAATCGTCCGGAATCGCCCCGATATATTTGCCATATGGATAAAAAGAAACCATTGGGATTGTGATTCTCCCAATGGCCGGGCCGAGTCGTTCAAACGTCATTTTATCGGACAACTTCACATGTTCCCACATAATCAGTGGTCTATCCTCGTCAATAATCTGAAAAGGCTGCTTGCTGTCGAACTTTAGAATCAATTCCGAGAGCTTATCCACATAATCTCGCTTGTCCTCTGCTTTTAAAAGAAAACGGGCTGACATATTTCTCGGCCCATAAGTCGTTGATCCTTTGTCTCTCACGCCATCCATGCCCGGAATAGTTTCACTTGTTGACGTGATAGGCGTCGGTGGGTCGATATCGAAAGACAGACAGATTAAGTCTTTGTGCTCATCCAACCTTACCGGCTGTTTGCCCTCTCGTCCGATTAAAATAGTCGTGTCATTAACACCTGTGAGGTCTTTAAAATCACTGAAAGATAGCATGATTGACCTCCTGCTTGCCCTGAAGATTGTTGATATCATCGATGATCGCATTTGCAATCTTCTTCGATCCAACAATCAGATTGATTTCAGCCGGTTTCTTGCTCAATTCCATTTTGTCCATGTTCGCTGTAACTTCTTGCTGCAAACTGCCGAATCCATTAGTTGACGCATCGCTTGCATAACTAAATGTCGTCTGTTGCGGTGCTATTTGTGCAGCTTGGGCCATGCCCTGCGATGCATAAGCAACTTTCTGCTGCATACCTGAAATCCCATTGACCAGGCCTTGCCCAGTCATCTGACCGACCCAAGCCATCACACGAGACGGAGAATGGATTCCGAGCATGCCCATAATCTTCGACTTAATGCCGCCGGCAACACTCTTTACAGCATTCCATACGGCTCCTGCCATACTTCCGATCCCATTGACCAGGCCTTGAATCACGTTTTTTCCGATGCTGAACAAGTTAATCGACTGCAAAGGATTCTTAATAAAACTGACGACCGCTTGAAAGGCAGCACTTGTTGAAGATTTAATTCCATTCCAGGCGCTGCTTATACCATTTCTCATCCCATTAACAAGACCAATGACAGTACTTTTAATCCCGTTCCATATTCCTGATGTGATGCCTCTAATAGCGCCCCATACAGAGCTTGTAACTGACCTGATTCCGTTCCAAACAGCGGATATTCCGCTTCTTAATCCGTTTACGATGCCAATAATAGTTCCTTTTATTCCGTTCCAGACAGATGAAGCGGTTGACCGAATCCCGTTCCACAGCCCGTATAAAAATGATCGGATACCATTCCATACGGAAGAAGTCACCGACCGGATAGCGTTCCACCCGGTCGAAATGGCCGATTTTAACCCGTTCCATGCGGCAGATGCCAGAGACCTGATACCGTTCCATAATCCTGACAGAAAGCCTCTAATGGCATTCCACACAACCATTGTCACGGATTTTATGGTGTTCCATACACCGGACATCATAGAGACAAATCCATTCCAGAGCGCCGCTCCGACGCTTACGATTGAGCTCCATAGCCCCTTTAAGAACGCCCAGATTGAGCTCCAATTATTAATAATAATGGCGACCAGGATAGCTGCGGCTGCGGCAATCAGTACCGGCCATGAAACCAGAAAAGCCAGGAATCCGCCCAATGCTCCAGCAATCGCTCCGACAACCGGTATCAACGCACCGATGACAGTTGTCACGGCCATAATGGTCGGCGCCAGAGCGATGAACACGCCAATAACTGATACAACAATAGCAATGATGCTGGCAATAATCGGGTTGGCCTGAAGAAACGAGGCGATCATCTGCGTAAATGGCACCAGAAACTGAACCACAGCGGCGCCAACTGGGGCAAATCCTACCGCCAAAGCACCAATGACTTGCACAAGATTACCGATCACGGCAATGACTGCCGGCGCGTTTGCTTGCGCGTAAGCGATAAACTGCTGGAACTGCTGATTCGATGCCAGCGTCTGGCCCCACACCTTAAACTGGTTGGTGAGTGACACTAAACTGGTCAGCATACTGCTGGCCGTCGGAGCAAATCCGGAAAACATGCCAACCAGTCCCAGACCGATATTGCCGATAATCTGCAATAACTTCGGTCCATTGACTGTTACATAGCTGATAAAATTCCGGAAACCGGTTGACTGAGCAACCGTCTGCGACCATGTGCGGAAGCCATTCGTCATTGACAATAAACCGCCAAGCATTTTTTGACCTAAAGGGACAAACGCTGTAAACAGGTTCATGAGCCCTTCCATCACATTAATGGCAATCAGTCCGGCCGTTTCCAGAGACAGTCCCATCGTCTGACCGAGCACTTTAAAAAAGTTGACGACGCTGCTTTGTTTTAGTACGGCGTTCATGTATTGCGTCAGATTATTCATTGCCTGTGACGCTCCGGAAAAGGCCGGCTTAAGATAGCCTAAAACAATCGTCAGACCTTGCAGCGCTTGCGTGAAGGTATTGACTGTCTGCGCTTCGAGCGGTTTTGTAATGCCTGTCCATGCCGCTTTTAAATTCTGTATAGCTGTATAGGCTTCACGCTGCGGTCCTGCCATTGAAGCGAGTATTGCCTTTTCCTGTTGCAGATATTTATTTCTCTGCTTGATGTCGGTCGCCTGTGCAGCCTTGTTCTGCAGGTCTGTGATCTTCTTATTGGCATCGAACACACCTTTTAAATTGGTGATTGCGACCGCCGCAAAAGCTCCGACACCTGCACCAGCCAACGCAAAGGCAGTACCTAGACCGGCAGCACCGCCGGCGGCAACCGCCAAAATAGGACCGAGTGAACCAATTCCGGCTATAAGAGATGCCACAGCAGGGATACCGGCCGAACTGATGGTTGTTACGAGTCCGCTTATCGAGCTTTGACCAATCGTACCAAATGTCCGCATACGCGTGGCGAGCATGTCTAAATCCATGCCAAATGCATCCCACTTTTTATCAATTTTGGCATGGATTTCGACTGTCTTGTCCCGTATGGACGCCAGTCTCGCCTTAACTTCAGCAATCTTGGTGCTGATCGGACGGGTATTACCATCTATCGGAATTTCAGAGCCCGTTGCCGTGCTGTGCATGATCTTGCTCACTTCAGCCATCTTCGCCTTAAACTCGCTGATCTTTGCGCCAACCCATGCAGACAGATTCTTGTTCATGGCTTAACCTCCTTTCTGGAAAGTTCCGACAGCCTTACTCAATCCAGCTTTTAACCGCCGGTATTTATCTTTAGGCATGCCCGGAGACCGTGATTCTTTCCAGTTTCCTGATTCTTTATCTATTCTTCGATGCGCTTTTTCCGCGTCAAACATTCGTTTCAAACGGGCGTGCTTCGCATTTTGAGCATAGCGTGCGAACATTGCAGAGTTAGCCGCAAGCTCGTACTGGTCGATCTGTGCGTGCTGCGCTCCACGGCAAAAATCACGGAACTCATTCGGAGTCCAGGACAAGATCAGATCAGGATCATAGACATGTAACAGCCGAGCAGAATCAGAAAAAATCTGATCGTAATCAATCAGGCGAGCAGTTCTTTCCTCTGCGCTGCCATGATTTCCTTGGCCAGATTGGCTTGTTTCTGGTCGCCTTCCCCTGCCAATTTGTCGATCATGTTCACGTTTTTCCAGAATTCTTTCAGCTGTAGTTTGAAAAAACCCGATTCGTCTAGTGCCTTGAATGCCTCTTTGAACAGGCGTTCTGCCCCTTCTTCTTCAATGACCGCTTCAAGACCATTATTAATGTCTTCACAAATCGGCTGCTGGCCTTTTTTAAGATAAGCAAGCGCGCAATCCCAAAAAGCAGATAGACCACGGAGACGATAATTCAGCAAATCTTCATAAATCACTTCAAGGCCTGTGTTACCCTTCTTTTCATCCTTCGGAGCATACTTTTCATTTGCTCTACGATCGAACGCAAAGGCTATTTTGGCTTCATACTGCTTCTTGCTAATATTTAAAGTTGACATGATTTAAACCCCCTAAAATATTAAAAAAATAGAGAGTGTTTCCACTCTCCATTAAGGCGTAGCAGGTGATCCTGTTTCTCCAGGAGTTTCAAAAGCATACTGTGCTGCCTCGACAACCGCCGGGTCGAGATCAATTTCTCCATCCTGTGATTTTCCGATGACTTGGAAATTCACCGTCAGTTCGACAAATCCGTCAGATGCCTGCCCCTCTTCGTAGCTTTCAATAAGGATATAAGCAAATCGTGCCGGATACTTCTCATTAGCATTTTTAATCAGTTCGACGTTCCAGCATTTAAGGATCTTCTGATTCGTCCGGGCGTCTTCAATCAGCTTCTGTCCATCGTCATCCGTTGCTAGAAATAGATCCACTTCGCCGCTCTCTGAATGTTGCGCATAAGCAAGCACGCGGCCATTCTTTGTCTGTTCGTCGGCCAGATCTCCTTCTTTTGTCCATGTCCCGTCTGTCTGAAATCCAGGGAACAGTGCATCTTCTCCGATTACGGCATCAGTAGACTGAAATAAAAAGATTTTCTGTTTACCACTGACCGGCTTTTTAACGTCAAGTGCCATCTTTTCATTCCTCCTTTAGTTATTTATCCAAAATTGCAAATCAAGAATTCCATGCTTCGTCTTTCCGTCAATATCTGTAATGATCGTTGGTCTTCCTGGCACAAAACGGGCAATAGAAAAGCCACTCTCAAGTGAGAGCGGCGATTTTAAGGCTTCATAGATTAAGTTCGTCAGATTGTATGTCTCAGCTTTACCTGGATAAGCACTCCATGTATGGATCGTAAACTGGATATTTTCGCCGAATGATGACTTCGTATCGAATTCATTATTTGATGAAATATCCAATGTCACATACGGAAACGCCGTCGGCCTTATCGTCCCTGTGTCATCGATCAGCGTCTGGGGAACGTCATCGTAAACGCCGGTGATCTTACTCATCAGCGGTTGATAGTTGGATAGCGCCTGATAGATCGCCTTTTGAAGCGATAGCAATGCTGTTCTCATTGATTCACCCCAATCTGTTCAGAGCACGAGAGAAATGGTTGGATCCATCGGACACAGCGTCATCCCAGAAATGTGTCGCCCGAACGCCATGTGTCATGACCCACCGGCCTAAACTTTCACTGTAATAAACCCACGGTATTTTCTTTGCAGAAGAACCGCCTGGCCCTTCCGCGTAAATACCAGTACCGTAGTTCAAATAAACAGCATATGAAGCATCAACATGGACGACAGCAGTCAATCCGTCACCAGAATAGTCCACTTGAATTGAATCTCTTAGATTACCCGTGTCAACTGGGGCGTTGGCTTTGGCGGATGACGCAATCAGCTCAGCGGTTTCGGCTACAATCTTCTTCACTTCATCGATATAGGATTTCTCGAACTGTTTAATCGCCAGTTCAAATCCTTTATCTCCGTAAATGATACGTGCCTTAGGCATTGTTTAGCTCATCTCCCGTGACCTGGATCATCATGATTTCGTGTTGACCGCCCTGGTCAATGGGTCGTGTCTTTATCTCGACAGCGGACCCGTCCTCGAGCAAGACGCGCATATCAGGTAAAATATCCGTACGGTAAGGGAAATAGACTTCCTTCTCAATCGGATTAACCGTTCCCCCAGCTTGTCCATATTCACGGCTTGATATGTCAGTGACAAGTGCCGGATAAGTTCCAGGATCCGGATCAACATTTTCCCAGCCCTTATCGACCCATCCACCCGTACCGTCTGATTCCAGCAGATGCCGTTGAAACTTGATCCGGTGTGGAAACTCATCATAAGGGCTGTAGTTCATAAGCATCGGAACCGCATCCTCTTGTAAGGCCGCAGTAAGATCGTCACGCTAACCGGGAATTCCGTATTAAATGTATACGAGACATTACCCATGCTGCGTGATTTTAAGCGCACGTCGCTCATATTAAACTCGACAGCCTTTTCGAGATAAAGAACCATGCCGGACGGCAGATCGTTGATGTCGAACGAATTATTGCACTGTTCCCCTACCTGATCGATCAACAATGGAATCATGATTTTCAACCAGTCATCTTTCGCACTATCCGTGATCCCGGCCATCGTTTTAATTTTCGTCAATAGTTCATCGGGTACCGTCTGATCGACCATGCCGATCACCTCACTTATTCAGCAATACCGGCTTTGACATATGCGTCGGCAGTCACCGCATCTAAAATCTTGCATTCACCTTTTTTATACCGTTTGTCCAGACCTGCTTTGACATTGACCTTGAAGGTCACTTTCCTCCGCTTGCTGTCGTCCGTCTTTGTTTCAGCGGCTGGGTCCGCCTGAGTATTTACCTGTTCAGCCATTTAGAAAACCTCCTTATGAATTTACCGTAGCAATGAAAACCTGATCGATTGTTTCGAATGAAGGAAGCACAATTTCCGATGCCTTTGTCACAACGTTTACTGGATCGTTTTCTTTGAACGTCGTAATTGCCACACCAGTATTGACGATCCGCACCTGTGCATCCGTTGCACCGCTCATGAGGTCAGCCTCTTCTGGTGTACTGCCATAGAAAGTGCTGCCAAGGTTTCCAGCAGGGAGCAGAGAGATCACGTCGTCCGGGAAGAAGTTCTTTTTCGCGCCTGATTCATCAATAAATTTGTTGTTGTACACTGCAAAGGTCATATTAACTTTGTTTGAGAGATACTGCTGCAGCATGCTGTTGGTCATGATGATGTTCTGGCCACCGAGCGGGTTGAGATCGAGACGGATGCTCTTGTTTGTGAGTAGATAGCCCCATGTTTTACGAGTAACGATCGCACGAGCCGGACGAACACCAGTGTCATCTTCAACCTTATCCTGCCATGCGATGATGTCCTGGATCGGCGTAGAGTTATCGGTATCACTCCATCTTGCGGTGTCAGCCAGCGTTTCTTTGTGCTCATCAGGCATTTTGTAGTCATAATCCAGCGCTTGCCCGTTTGCAGCAATAGCAATCTTACCGGCAGACAGCAGCTGCATGATCATGCGCTCCGGCTGAACGTTGGCACCTTTGACCAGATTGCTTACGTCATCAAAAATCTGAGTAACCAGTGACTGCACAGCTGGGCTGTTCTGGTTCTGCGCGAACTTCAGCAGTTCCTGGCGCAGACGTTCTTTTACGGTCATAGATTCTTTGAAAAATGGCATCTCCGTCTGAATTTCAGAGAGACCGATTCGATCACGGACAGTCGCCTTTGCGTCAAAGGCAGACGGTTTTAGCGCGATTGGCAGGCCAGACGATCCTTTGATCCAGCTGAGATCCAGTCCAAGCTGTTTTTTTGCCGGGAACAGTGTTGCGCCAAGGTACGGTACCTGTGGCTGTGCCTCAACATAAGCGCCGATGTCATTGGCGTTAATTAAATCAAAAATACTTGCCATGTGTTATTTCCCCCTTATGCGATAAATGCAATTTGTTTGAGTGCGGTAACTTCTTCAGCGGTCGGTGCGACAGGCAGTTTAGCTTTGTCGATAAAACCATGAATGACGGCTGCACCCGATGCCGGACCATATGTCACGTCAACATCGGTCAGCAGGACGCCTTCAGCGTTGGACACAAGGGGTGCACCAGTTGATGTTGCCTTCACTGCCTTTGCTGCGGAATCTTCCAGGAAACCGCCGCCAATAATCGTTCCGGCCGGGACAATCTTCTTGCCGTCCGCATTTGCTACGATGCCTGCGTCGTCAACCGTTACCGACAGAGTCGCATAATGATCTGCAAACTTAAGAATTTCTTTCGTGTTCGTGTAGTCTGTTTGAACAAATTTGCTCATTATTTAATCCTCCTTAGTTTTCACCGAAATAGTTTTTCTGTGCTTGCTGCATCGCTGTGTTATTCTGCTGGTTCTGTTCAGCCAGTTTCTTGCCGAACTCTCCGGCCTTGTCATCGCTGCCACCAGAATGAACCTGCCGGCCACCAGCCTTGAATTTTGCGTCCACACCCGCCTGAACAGCCTTGCTAAATGTTTCTTCAAGTTTGCCAAGGTTCGCCGTTGTCGTTTCCTCATCTTGACCAATGAAGAAATTCAGCACGTCCTTTGGAAGGTGCTTTTCATCAGCAACTTTCAGTGCCTTGTTGACGAGAGATTCATGATTACGTGCTTTCCGCTCGTCCTCGATTTCTTTCCGGAGCTTTTCAACTTCGAGTTCTGCCGGTGACTTTTGCGGGTTCCGCTTTTTGACCTCTTCCTCAATCAGCGATGACAGGTTATTTGATTTCCAAGTCTCAAGGCCTTTTGTAAAATGCTGATCAAGCCGTGGCTGAATGACCTTTTTCCCTTCATCCGTATCCAAGAAGGCCTGTGCCTTGGTTGCGTCCACGGCAGACAGTTCTCCGAGATATGCCGATACATCAGAATCTGTTTTATGTTCATTCAGCCATGTTTTGATTTCATTTAAATCCATTGTTCAATTCCTCCTAGCCTTGTAGTACTCGCCTACAAGTCTGCGATTTTCCGTCTTTTAATGACTTCCGGAAGGTCAAGAAAGCATAAAAAATAAGCCTTAACGCGGCTCAGGCGAGATAAAGGGGATCACTTCCTCTCATTCATCTACATATTCGACGAGTTCATCCATTTTTCCAGCAATTGTGTCATAAGTAACATCAGCTTGAAGATGAGAAATAAGATATTGTCTATCAATCAAATCGCAATTTTTATATGCCGTTAGAACATAATCATCTTTCTGTTTGGCAGCAATCACAATTTGCTCAAGTTGGCCACGGTGGACGCGCTCCAATATGTCCTTAATCATTGTTTCCATGTCCATATTGTCATTTTGGAAGTGGATGATTTTAGCCATCACCATCGCTCCTTTTTATCCCCCGCGTCTCCTTCACCATTTTTCCATTTTTGTAAAATCGTCGGATCACATAATAGCCTTGATCTTCCGTAACAACAGTTTTTCCATCGACTGAAAGATAAATCGTTTCAATCCTCAATGTTATGGCCTTCCTTCACACCGTATTTTTCGAGTACAGCATAACGCTCTGGGAAGAAGAATTGAACGGTACGTCTTTCAATTGAGTCCGGACTCCAGAAATACATGATCGTTTCGGCGATATCTTCATAGATATCTGTTTTTGCATAATCGGTGATGTTGCCAACATCTTTCTTCTCAGCCTTTTTCCAATCTTTAACGAACTGATCGCCAAGTGACTCTTGAAGGGCATGAGCTGTTTCATGTCGGATAGTCCCGGCAAGCATTTTATTTCTGGTGTCCTTATTCAGCCAATCATTACGATAAATTTCAATATTTTTTGATTTAAGATCAAATCCCCCAACAGCACTGTCGAATACCTGATCACCTTCTTGATCATACGCATCAAGTAAATGAATTTCCTTGATGACACCTTGATGCTCTTTTGGTATCTGATTGATAAAGCCCTTCACATCATCAATAGACAGTGTTTGAAGACCAGTGTCCATGTCCTGCGGCTGAATGATTGGAATTCCGGATGACTGATCGACTACAGCCGCACGCTCGGATCCATCAGGCATCTTGATTGTCGGGCCATCTTCTTTCTTTGGTGTTGCTTTCTTCTTTCCGGTCAACCACTCATCATAGCTTTGAAAGGGTATGGCCTTATTCGGTGGGACGATATCCTTCTTGGCTTGCTTCTCAGCCTGCTTCTGCGTCATGCCTTCATCGGCCATCAGCTTGTCCATTCGATCGGCCAGTTTCTGCTGATATCCGGCGTCCTGATAGTCCCGTGCGTTACGCGTATCCGGAAGCTGCCCATTCACCTTCATAATAAATGTGCAGCGGCAGTTACAATCTTCCTTGGCCACTCCGAACAGATGCGGGCCTTTCGCCTGAAACTCGTGAATATGAAAGTTACCGTCTTTGTCCGCTTCCTGACCGTCCAGATTACGGTGATCCGGCCTTGTCCGCATGTCCAGCGTACTCATCCATACCTTCTGCAGATCAGCGTGCTTGGCTGCTTGTTCTGCACTGTCCAGACGAGCCAGCGTTTGCACCCGGCCGGCTTCTGTCCGCGCTACGTTCCGCGCTTTTGCCTGGCTGAATCCGACAGCATTTTGGACCCGGCGTGCCATCTGAGTATAACCTTCTCCGGACATCAGGCTTTGTGAGATCAGGATATGCAGCTTATTGATAATCTCAGTCCGATGCGACTGCATCAGTGCCGGAAGGGTCAGCTTATCAATTGGATTCTGCACGACCTTTTGAATCGTTTCAGGAGACGGAACAGACACGCCAAGCGCCGTTTGCGCGGCCAGTTCATATAAATATGAGGATCGCATGAAGTTCTCCAGATAGACGTTCTGCGTGAGACTCTGCAGAGATTTCAGCACGCCCTGATACTGCGTCGAGATCGAACCAGAGATAGCGGCCATTTCCTGCTGAAGCCGGTTGAATTTATTCATGTCGGTCCAGGTCAGTGTTCCGTCTCCACTGGCGTATTTCTCGTACATTCGGGCAATCTCGTTCAGGATTTCTTTCAGTGTCGCGGCGAATGAGCGGTCAATGCCTTGCTCAGCAGTCGATGTAATGTTGTCGAGATATTTATCAATGTCCTGCTGGTTCACGACCGCTCATCTCCTTAACCTGTCTGGTTCCCTTGTAGACCGGCTTGTACTTGCTGATTCTCCTGCCCATTGCCTTGCTGCTGATTCGGATCAATGGTCAGTGCTGGCAAGTTCGCCGCGTATTCGTCCTTCTCTTTCTGCATTTCTTCCATTTCCTTGTCTACGTCTGGGACAAAAGACAGCTGAGACAGCCTTGTCCGTTCGCTGACACGTCCTTGCAGCTGTGCTGTCGTCGTCGCTTCCGCCGCGATGTCTGCCGGCAGGTTGCGCGTAAACGTGAAGGAAAGTTCCAGATAATCATCCGGTTTGCATAGTCCTTTCTTAGCCCATGCAGAACAGAGCACTTTGAATTGATAGCGCAACGCTGAGGTGAACTTGCGTTCCATGGAGATGCACTTGTTTTCCAAGCCAAGCAATTTAAATCGCATGGCCACACCGCTCTGATTGCCGGCAAATGCCTGATCTCCAAAGTTGACTGATTTGGCAAAGCGAAGAATGTTTTGCTCCAGCCGGTCTAGGTGGTGTTCAATCAGCGCATCGTTGACATCCTTGTTGAGATACTTGATGTCCTCACTGTCGTCCAGCAATTCAAACATTCCGGTCTCTTTCAGTTTCTTCATGTCTTCTTCATCTAGCGAGGCACCCTTGAGTACCAGGTAGGCCAGCCGGTACTGCTCTATCTCGTTGCTGGCATCACTCAGTGTCCGGTCGTAGGCGTCAATCAGACTCAAAACCTTCTCCGCGTCACCTTTCTGTTCACGATTATTCGGCACACCAAAAAGCGGATTGAAGTCAAACAGGTGCGACTGTTGATCCACCAGTTGGAAGGCTCCGGACTCGTCATTAAACGAGTAGGTATCTGAGCCATCGTAGAACTCAGCATATAGGTGATCGCCTTTGTCGGCGTCATCCAGTTTGTAATAATAGAGCGAGTAATCCGGACGGGTGATGTCTTTTCCGATCAGAACTACATGCCACGGCTCCAGGTCTTCAATATTCGGGTCTCCATCCGGATCGATATAAACGAGCCGTGCGCCATATCCGCAGATCGCCGCAAACTTTCCACATTCGGCATCCTGATCCTCAGCATTGCTCCGGAGCAGGAAGCTCTGTATTTCCTGCTTCCATGAATCGTTTGCCTGATCAGCCCGGTAAGTGATCGGATGGCCGAACATGTAGCCAATCTTCGTATCGACAATGTCTGAATCAAAGCTGTTGTTCAGCATATTGTTGACTTTATCGTCCAAGCGGAAGACGTTTTTTGACGCTCCGGTTCCGTAATTGATCGGCTTGCGATCAAAGATTTTCGGACCTTCTTTAATGCTCGCAATATAGCGTTGATAAAGATGTTTCATATGCCTGTGCTCGCGCTGATGATCATTGATGATCGCGTTGACTGTGTCCACCGTGATCCCCTCTGTCTGGATCTTCTTGATGTATTTAATAAACCGGTTCATGTGTTTCCCTCCTTCCTGTCCGGCGCCGTTCCGGCCGGTTATTCGTGTAGATCGCGTACCTGATGGCGTCCAAAACGTCGTCCCACTGTTTCACCGGTTCACCGGTCGTTTCATTCCAGACATACATGTAAATCTCTTTCTTAAACCGCTGTACGCGCTCTTTCACGATGAACAGCTTCCTGCGCTTAAATAGCCGGGCCACTTCCTCAATGCCCGCGATGACAGCCTTGTCTGCGTTAATCGCCCGGATATGCTCCCGGCGTAACCGCTTGACATGCTCAGGCCGCGCGGAATCACAAAAAAAGTTGATATTGCCGTATCGATTCTTAATTCCGATAGCTACATCAACCCAGTAATCAATCTCTTCAAATTGTTTCGCATGTTCTTCAATCAGATAAAAATTGTCCTGATCATCTTGTCCGATCACGACTATGGCCCCGAAGTGCTCATAACCAAAATCGACTCCGGCAAAGTACTTCACAAGGTTGATGTCCTTCAACTTAGATTCACTGATATAGTGAATATCCCGATTGAAATCCTTGTAAACAACGCCTGCTGCGGCACACCACAACCCATTGATGTCTCGGTCATAGAACATGCCGCTCGGTGTCGTCGCCTTGATATTCTCGCGATAGCGCTCATTCAAAAACGTATTATCGTCCAGGACAAAGTGAAAATCGACAATGCTTTTATCTGGATTGTCAATGTAATCACGCTTCAGCCAATGCTCCGGCTGATCCGGGTTGGTATCAATCAGGATCCGCGCGCCCGTTGCTGAACAGCGTGACTTGATTTCGTTGAATACTTCCTCGTTCGCCAGTGATGCTTCATTGACGTAGGCACCGTACGACGTCATGCCTCGGATCCGGCTCAGATCATTAATCTTGCTGTGTCCGGTGCACACAACCAGCACTCCGAACAGCTTGAACCGATTGTACTTGTCCATGTGAAAATGAATGCCGTACTTGTTTGTCAGTTCAATCAGCACGTTCTTTGCCAGGTTGCCGAGATTGGCGCCGGCTAGAATATACTGTGGATTCTCGACGCCCTCATTCAGAGCGATTCGGTGAACTCGCTTCAGCTCATATAAGAATAGGTCGTTATCAATCACTGTCTTTCCGGTTCGCTTCGCCCCGTGATTGATCAACATGAAGTAGTCATGATTGAACGCATACCGGAGGACTTCCTGCTGTTTTTGCGTATAGAGATCATTCAGGCTCATCCCGGAACGCCTCCTCCAGCTTGTCCAGCAGGCTTCCAACATTGTCCTCTGTATTTATTCCAGTATCGGTTGAAGCGCGAATCTGATCAATACGAGCCTGCATCAGTTCCAGCTTCTTGCGGCGCTCGTCCTGCTCATCTGCAATGGACACGAACTGCTTAATTAGATTACGTAGTTCAGCCATCGCTTTAGTTTGAGCCATTAAAAAGTTCGCCTGTTTATCCCAAGCGAACTGTAATTCGTATTCTCGTTCTTCAGTTGTGTCGGAGTCTTTCTTGCGCTTCAATTCTTTGGTGAGGTCGTCGTGATCTTGTACAAGCATGATCTTCTGCGCCCGGATAATGGCTGTATACTGAATCATGATTTGATCCCATATCATATCCTCTGGGGAACGATCCTGAATATTCTGCATGATCTCCACGGATTCAGCCGGAAGGTACTTGGAGAAGAAACCGAACTTGGTGGCGTTCTGATTCGCCAGCGGAGCGCCATGACCAGAAGCATTCTTGTTGCCCAGTTGTCCTCCTGGCTGACCTCTGGAACGTTTAGGAGCGCTCCTTTTCGATTTAGGAGCGCTCCCTTTTAATTCATTATCCCATTTGTCTTGTGCTTTCCACTTGCGGATGGTGCTTGGCGTGACTTTCATCTGGCTGGCAATGTCTACTAATTTAATGTCATCTTTATTTTTCAGCCATATAGCTTTTGCTTGATCACGTCTTGGATCTCTTGGTCGCGGCACTACATTTCACCCACCCCCGGATTACCTTCGTTTGTTTTGAAGCAAAAGAAAAAGCACCGCGGTGGGTGCTTCTCATTCTAAGTAATTATTTGTTCAACTTATTATAAATTGCTTTTATTGCTTCGTTATAATCTGAAACGGTATCATCCATAGAATCTGCCAAGGCATCTAAAGTCAATTCAAATCCAGTTTCTGATTTTATGTCTAACCGTGTAGGCTGAAGATCATTTGGCTGAATCTTTAATTCAAGATGGATATTGGCTAAAATATCGCTATCAAAAACCAGCGTTCCATCGTCAGAAGAAATTGATTCAATCTTTCCCCGAGAGAAGAAGTATAATACAAATTTTTTCTTGTTAAATATATTCGCAGGATAAAATACCTTCTCTTCAGCGTTTTCAATAAACGTCGGTAAGACGCTTAGTATCTTTTTATGAGTTTTCCAATAATCAATGTCCCTTTTATTGGCCATTTCTTTTAAATCATCAATGCTGAACATTATTAATCTCCTCTTTTCTGCAGAATACCAATCTATTCCACAAAACAGGACAATGTTCCTGCTTTTTTTGCAATAAAAAATAAGCCCGCATAAAGCGGAACTCATAATCAAAAACATTAATTCATATAATCCCCATATCTCGAATTGAGGAGATGATATAGTGAACAATAGCCAGTTGTTCACCATCGTCATACTCATGATTACTGTTGCCTACATTTCACTGATCATGAGATGACCATCAAAAGAGCTGGTTTTCCCGGCTCTTTTGATTTTCTATATTTAATTTATTATTTATCGTCAAGAAATATGAACTATTATATTTAATATATTTTAATCATATCCTAAACAGCATCAATACATATAAATCAATTACTTTTTTATTTTTTTAAGCACCAACGGTGCGCCATATTCATGCTCTCGACCGGAGTGCTCCTCTACTCCCCGCCCTGCCTTTGAGTTTAGCATGCAGTCTGACCATCTGGCAATTTCTGTGACAAGTGGGACATCTGGGACATTTTGTCCACTATGTCGTCCCTTAGGCGTTGCACATGACGTCTGGACAATCCCATGTGGTAAGAAATCTGTATGATCGACATTCCATCAAGCAAACATTCCAGCACCGCTTTCTCACGTTCATCCGTAATCAGATGGATCCTCCGCTGTATGTAAAGCACTTGCCGCTCTAACCTCTCAATCCACTTTGATTTTTTCTCTCTCCGTATGACTTCTTGGGCGACGGGATCACTTGTTTCTCCCTTTCCGTGCGGCATGCTGCCATCTATCCCATATTGGCCGGTAATTGACTGATTGACTTCGAGCATCATTTTCCGCTGTCGGGCGATTTCGTTTATCATCCAGTGATAATCGCGCAGGATCTTTGCGATTTCCTTCTTGTTCATCATTACAGCCCCTTCCTTCGCAGCGCACCATGCCGTCGCTCCAACGTCTGGTCAAACTGCCCCATCAGCTCGCGAAGATCATGCTTCGATAATTCCGGTTTCTGGTTCTGACGTTGCTTTTGCTTCTTCTCATCCTTCCTGCGCATCTACATCACCATCCTCCGGCACTCGGATCCGCCCAGACATCAATTCGGGGAGAAGGTAATCCCTAAGTTCAGCAAGATATTCATTTTCAGTGTTATTGAAATAATGGATCATCTGGACATACATCATAAGAATCATTGGGAACATGTCAGCGGTGGATTCCTTGCTCTTGTTTTCAAACTTGATTTCATTTTTGTTTTTGGACAGCTGCAAATAGTTGTCTTTTTCAAAGTGAATCCCTAGAAACGCCAGCTTTTTGTTCTGTTCATCAGTTATTCCGTTCTTTTTTTTCATCAGTTGATAATCTTCATCAAGCTTATATTTCTTAGCGATAGTTTCATTTATTGTGAGCTTCAAAACGTTTCTATTTTTTACGATTCGATTAATGTCATTGGCGATGTCTTTAAATTACCGGTGCTCTGGCTCCTCATCTGGCATCTCGATGTACCGTGAAGGAGTCAAAATAAAATCGTTTTCCTTTATTTCTTCAGCTGTTGCTGATGCTGAGAAACCCAATTCATCAGTTGGCCTAGAAACAGCATCCATAATCTTCTGGATGTGCTCTTCTGCCAGGACATTGATTTCTTTTTTATAAATCCGTGCTCTATGAGCGATATCTTCATCCGTCAATCCGCCGCGCTGTTCCCTAATCTCTTGATTGCAGGTTTTTCTGGCATCGATCAGTTTCACCTTACTATTCTCTTTTTGTGTTATCGTCAGGATGCAGACAGGAATACTTGTTGATTCAAACATCCGATCAGGAAGCATGATAACAGATTCAAGCTTCCCAGCTAATACCAGGTATTCTCTGATTGTTTTTTCTGGTTTTGATGATAAAATTCCGCATGGCAGAATCATGGCCATTCTTCCGCTGTTTTGCAGCTTGCTAAGGACATGGAGAACAAACGCATAATTGGCGTTGCTTTCCGGAGGCAGGCCGCTTTCCGTGAACCGCGGATCCAATTCTCCTAATTGCGGATGCTTCCACCTGATGTTATATGGCGGATTTGATATGCCCGAGTCTGCCATTATTTCCGTTTTTTCAATCCTGCCGACCGTTCCATATTTATCGCCTGGCAGCACTTGATAAGTGGATGAAACCCGTTCAGATAGCACATTTCCATTAATTACAACAGCATATATATTTCTAACTGAAAGATTAAACAGTAGCAGCGGAACCACATTTTCATCTAATTCCTCGCACACAAATTTTAAATCGTGATTCGTGTTCCACTTCTGGATTGTGAGTGCCCCGGATCCAGCACAACAATCATAAATGACGCTTTCTCCTGCGTGTTCCGTCAACTTGGCAAGCAATTCAGCCAGACTTGCCGGCGTAAAGTCCTGCTTCTTTCCCTCCCGATCAGCCAGATAAAACTGCCAGATCTGCTGCATCCAGTCCACCGTGAGGTCAGGACATAGTTTCAGATAATCCTCGTATACTTTTTCCTCTCTATCCATGACCGCCTGCATGATCCGTTCTGGAAGCTCTGAGAAGGTATTACAACCAAGTACCAACAAAAACTTATCTGCTGTTTCTTTAAGTTCCATCTGTATCCCTCCATTTATTGTCTGAGTCAATATTCATGGCAAATAAAAAGAGGACGCAGAAACAACGGCGTTTAACCGTCATTTCAACGTCCTCCAGATGACTGGTAGAACAGAAAGTGATAATTATTTTATCGTATGATAAATGGTATAACTTTCAACATCATAAAGAAAAGATGAAGCGTCTCTTTTCGAAAACGTTCCTACCGTGTGAAGCAATGCATCATCAATGTATGCTGAATAGTTTATATAATTTTGATCGGTGCGGATTGCCTTTCCTACTCTTTGCAAATGATAATGATGATACTCTTCCCTGAGCAATTTGCGTAAGTAATTTGCCACTTTCAATTGTTCACTTGGCGAAACATTTTGACCTGTTGCTTCTGATGCTGTTGTTTTGTAAAAGTTAATATGTTCTTTCAGTTCATCAGCAGAGATCCTTTCATTTTCAAACGGAAGAACAACTCTTTTCAATTCCATTTCAAAACTCCTCCCCCTCGTCCCACTTCACGCGTTTCACTTTTCCCTGGTGCGTCACAATGCTTGTCTCTCCGAACTCCGGCAGGTCGGCCATCTTCGCCTTCCCATCTCCGATTACAATCACCTTGTTATTTAATTCCATTATATCAAGTTGCAGCCTCATTGTGTCCGGATCTATCTTCATTTCTTTTAATCGCACGGTTATCGCCCCTTATGTTAAAATATAGGCATCGGATTGTCGGGGCGACCCGGCTTTTTTTATTGCGTATCAGTGTCGTACTGCGAATTAATCGATACCGTTTATTTTCTTGAGTAAAGCGTAATTTCTATCATTCTCTGAGTCGAAGTTATGGCCTAGCAGTTGTCTCCTTACTGGTGCTAGCTTTCGGTCATCGTTATACTTCCCACCACCGATCATAAATGTAGCTGCCCATGGTGTAGCATTTGGACTGAAATAAAGATATAACGGCCACCATCTGCTAAAGCAGAGAAATGGCAAGCGAAAGCAAATGTATCCGTACTTTTTCGTGTGAATGTTAACGCCCCAATGCATCGCATTTCTCCCAAAAACAGTGATATTTTTTCCAATATGGAAATGACCACCCAACCAGTCTTTCATTAGATATATCTCCTTTTATTTCGTAATAGCTGTCTACTCCGCCACAGCCCACTTGTATTTCTTAACGCACAGCTCTGGCATGTTCGCTCTCACCAGCGCTTCGACAAATTGCGGTGGAACCGCATTGCCGCAGCGCGCAACCTGCTTACTTTTTGGGTATGTCTTTCCCTCAAAGTCGTGATCGATAATGTAGTTGTGCGGAAATCCCTGCGCATCGAATAATTCCCGTGGCTGAAGCATCCGCATGCCGATGTCTACGATCCGGTATGGCTGACCGTACACCTTTACCAGTCCGAATCGGTCATGCGATGTCACTGTACTAAGCGGATCAGTCACTGACTGTCCAATTCCTTGCCCATAGTATTTCAGTAGAAAAGCCTCTACCGTCCCGATATGCTGACCATTTGCCGTGATTGTCGGTAACGGATCCTTGACGCTTGATCCGATGCTTGTCCCATAAAACTTAGTTAAAAACGCGCAGGTCAATGCGTATCTGTTTGACGTATCCACTGTTAGCAATGGGCGGTCCATTGTCTGACCACGTGCATCGCTGTCATAGCTGTGATATTGAGAGATAAACGATGCAGCCACTTTTCCATCTTTGACGATGTACGGATCTGGATTTTCGATAATGAATTTCTCAATCCCCTTGGCTATCCGCACCATCGTCTTTTCGACTAGCGGCTTCCTACGACTGAAAATACTTTTGCATGGAACCGACCAGTCAATGATTTCTGCTGCTGTTCTCCACGGCTTTTTCAAGCCTAACCGCACCGTCAATTCATTCGGATCTCCGTGTGTTGTCTCCGGCCAGGCTATCGGCCGTCCATCTCTCCGGGCCACCATGAAGAATCGTTTTCGGCTTGTAGGCGCGCCATAATCACAGGCACGCAGTTCGCTGAATTTGACCTGATATCCTTCTTTTTTCAGCGCCCGGATAAATGCCCTGAACGTTTGTCCTTTCTTTTCTGGATCCGGCCGGCTATCTTTGAGCAGCGGACCCCAAGTCTGGAACTCCTCAACGTTTTCTAACATGATGACTCTCGGATGCACTGCTTTAGCCCACCGCACGGCTACCCAAGCAAGTCCCCTGATGTGCTTGTCAACCGGCTTACCACCTTTTGCTTTAGAAAAGTGTTTGCAATCCGGAGACAGCCAGCATAGTCCCACCGGCCGGCCATTGCATGCCTTGACCGGATCCACGTCCCACACATTCTCGCAATAGTGTTCCGTCTCCGGATGATTGGCCTTGTGCATTGCTATGGCATCCGGATCGTGGTTGATAGCTATGTCTACATTAAGCCCGGTCGCCAACTCTATACCGGTGCTTGCTCCACCTCCACCAGCGAAGTTATCGACTATAATTTCTCTGAACATATCAAGCTGCTTAACTGGCAATTCCTTCACCTCTTCAACTGCTCAATAATCTCAACGTCGTCCTTATCGATCGATAGTGAACCAGGGGAATCGTAATCTCCGGCATCCCAATCTTTTTCAAACTGATCTCTATCGTCTACGTATGTTCCGACAACTGGATCCTGCTCAAAGGCATAAATCAATTCCTTTATCCTTTCTTCATCTTTCTTGTTCCATCCAGCTAGCAAATATCCATCATCTGTAAAATTATCCATCACTGCAACCCCAAGACCATCAATCAGGTCATAGGCCTTGATGATACCTTGGATAACCTCATCACTAGGTTTAGGACCAAAAGTAAAGTCCTTTAAAATTTGTTCTGCAGTTTTCCCGGCTGTTTTAAATTTTGCTTTATACGCTATAACTTTCATTTCTGATTCCCCCTCACTATTTCTTCACCTTCACCGGTTTCCATCCATCCCTTATTCGTGCTCTGAGATCATGACGCTGAAGCTGTTCGTATAACCAGACTTTATGCTGCTCCTCCATCCGAAAGAGTAGGATCCATCGGCGGCGACTCATGTCGCTGCCTCTGGTTCAGGAAAAAATTCCATTTCTCGATATGCTGTGTAAACTTCTTTAATCGTCTTGCACTCATTTACCAGGTCAACATTTTCCTTGTCCAAAACAAATTTGTCGCTGAATTCTATGCTTCCGTCAAGTTTTTCACAGGTCATGTCGATATTTATTTTGCCTTCCATCTGTATAAATGCCTTTACTAAATCAACTTGAGCACTCATGCTGTCACCCTCCCGGTAAGCAGCGGCCGCAGGTAATCCACAACGATCCCATTCCGGCTCTTCACCTGCTCACAGTTTTCAGTAAACCATCCATAAGGTATACTCTTCCGACCTCCGAATGCCGCCTCTTTCCACCACTGTGAGAGTTGAACGGACGATAGGATGAACGTCTCATTGTGCTTCACAAACCGCACCAGGAGGAACGCATGTCCGCCACAATTGCGGTATTTCTCAAGGAACCGCAGCTGGTGCTCCTTAACGTTTGCAAGCGGAAAGCTCGTCCTCTCCTTGGTCTCCTTCGCATCGAAGGCAAGCCCCCGACCGTTTAGGCAGCCGATAAAATCAACGGTTGATTTTTTCTCCGGGATCAGAGCCTTCATCTTCCCTTCATGGTCTCTGATGGGTTTGAATGGCGTAGCTACCTTCTGGATGACGGCAATGTTCTTGAGCCAGTACGAAAGATTGCTAGATTCAACTTCATGTTCCAGCTGCATGCCTCGGTTAGCGTATCTAACCATTCACTCACCTGATTTCTTTTCTCTGATTGACAATGGTTCAGCGTGTGACGGATATCGAAGCCACACTTCATCCAATTTATCGATGCAGTCTTGCAATGCTCCTGAGAAAACAATTCTTCCTGAGTTCTTGTTATAAAGCTCGTATTCTTCCATGCCTTCACCCCCAGTGCGAGTTGTTTTTCAGCCGTTCAGGATACATTACTTTTCCTGGTTCCCCATACTTCTTCACAATCTCTTCCCGGCTCATGTGATAGGTGATCAGTCCACCATCCAGTTTGTTTACCGGTATGAAATCTCCGTGATTTTCCTGCTTATGTCTTCCGCCTCTGAAAGGCGGCTTGCGTGTTAGATCGTGGATACTCATGCTTTTGCGGTTAATCCTTTTCTGGATTGTTTCCTTTGTCAGACCAATGCTTTCGGCATAATCAGCGTCTTCCTGCGAGATGACGACATCATGATATTTGAATGCTTTCATCAGCTATCACCTTCTGTCACATCCACGCGCTTGATGCTATCCGATCTGTTAAATCCATGCGGATATCTCTTTCTCAACTTCGCTATATTTGTTTCTGCTACTTCGTCCATTGCGATTCCACAAACTCTTGCGATCATTGACAGGTACCAGAGCACATCGCCCATTTCTTTAATCAGATCATCACGGTCAAGATCATGACCATGAAATCGTACTTTCTTAATGATATCGGTGACTTCCCCTGATTCAGAGGAAATCCCCATTGCGTAATTTGCCATTTTATCCTTAACTGATAGTTTGCTATTATCTGTTTCAGCTGCATGATTTTGATATTCATTTAAATTCATTTATTTTCTCCTCTCAACAGCTTGTCCTCTTTCAACGCGAAACTAATTCTGTCTCCGATTTCATAAGGCTGTATTGCTCTTTCGTCTGCATCACATAAATTCACAAATATATCCAAGTCTTTAAATTCTTTAATGAGTCGTTCGTTCTTCGCTCTCAGCCGTTCCACTTCGGATATGAGCCAATCATCTTCATCATGTGAAAGACCGCCTACAACTTGGTGGATCTTAATTGATTTCAGCCGATCACTCATGCTCTCTCACCTCAAATTTTCCTTGTTTTAACAGCATGTCCTCTTCCAACGATTCTTTTCTCAATCTCTCAATCTCCGCTACCATCCAATCACCGTCATTCCGACGCATCCAGATAAACTGCCGGTCTTTTTGCATTTTTATGTGATCTTTCAAACTTTTCAGGCGATCAATCATCAAGACAATCACCTGCTATGGCGTCATCTTCTATGGCTCCGCATATTTTGTCAGCCAAAATCGCCGGATGATCGTATTTCCTATAAGCATCAACGACCTTATTCTTAAACGATCTCTGCCACTCGATTTCTTTAACAGCCCACTTTAAATCATCTTTCCGGATTACAGCGACTGTATTGTTTTTATTCAGTTCGAGTTGATGCTTCAGGTAGGGTATCCGATCAGTCATAGTCATCATCCCGAATCTTTTCTAGCTTAGTTCTTCTATCCACTTTGTCATCATCTTGTTCTAACCAGTCCTTCACGTCTGGATGCTCTTTGGCAATGATCTCTGCTGTTTGAAAAGCTATCTCGTATCTCGTAATCCCATGTTTTTTACCGTGTAGAATATCTTCAAGATACATTCTCAGTTCTTTCCTCGGGCTGAGCGGATTGACGATATTCTTTCCGGACTTGATAGCGGCGATCCAATCCTCCAATTCATCCATATCTGGATAGGCATTAAATTCATCAACTGCTAAAAATATATTTTGAGCAGTCGGTCCAAAATTTACGTTAAGTTTTCTTAATACTTCATCTGGAACTGCATCTTTCAGCATATATTCACTCATCGTTCTTGCTCCCTTCCTCATCATCAACAATGCTCTGGTGCAATCTCTCAATCTCGATTTTTGAAATAATGATCGTTACCTTCCGCCGTCAATATATTCATTGCTCCATTCCTGCCATTGGTTTTCAAGAAACTTATCAATATCGGTATCAACTTCCGGGTCATATCCAAGTTCTTCAAGCGTTAATGTTTCATCTTGGTCTGACCCAACAAGGCCAATTGATAGGGAAAACCTAACTTTGGTTTGTGGATTCATTTCTCCGCCTCCTCAATCAGCTTCTTGATCTCGTCATATGATTCAGAAACACTATAGGGCGGATATTCTTCTGTACAACTTGGAGTGACCACAGTATTTTCTGATATGCTCTCGATAAGATTGATATTTATTGAGAATGGATCGCCGCCATCTTTTACATGAAGTTCAATAAACCCTTTCATTTAGCTCCGCCTTCTATCTCCGGTATTCCACACAGGCTTCTCGTATCTGATGCTCTAGCCGTTCCAGTGAGCAAAACGGATAATCAGTCCGCTGTAGGATCCTTTGGCAGGTTGATTCATCCGCACCCGGAAGCTCATTCCGTACAATGTCGTATGTGGCTTTCATGAGGGATTGCCTCCGCTATCTCTGCCATGTACTCCTGATACCACCGATCATTTTCTTCATCCGTCGGCAATGGTTTGCTGTAATCCGGCTGGATCCGGAAAACTCCGGGCATGATCTCCTGTACTTGGTTCATTTGATCACCCTCTCAAAACCGCTTTTTACGATAATCCGGACCGTCCATGATGATGATCTCCGTGTCCTCCATCATCCGGGAAAAGTTCCGGGAATTGATTTTCTTTTCCAAATCCGCACTGTTCAGGTTCGTCGTGTAGATCGTATGTCGTCCGCTTCGGCTGTCCATGAGTTCAAACAGTTTGCTCTGCGTCCAGTTGTCCTGATCGCTTCTCAGGTTCGTGTATTCCGTCCCTACGTCGTCCAGGACAAGCAGATCGACGCGCTGGATAATATCCATCAGGTCTTCCTCATTCCAGCGTGATTCGCGGTTGTATGTTGCCTTGATCTTGGTCAACAGCTTTGGTGTGCTTAAAAACAGACAGGTACGTCCTGATGCCAGCAAAAGCTTCACCGCCGCGACAGACAGGTGACTTTTTCCGGTTCCGTATGATCCTTTCAGCAACAGATTTTTGGACTCTTGCGGATCGAAGTTCTGCACGAATTGATAGATTTTGTTTCTTGCAAACTTCAATTCCGGTGTCGGAGGCTGATAGTTTTCAAACGTCGCTTTTTGTAAGGACCGGTTGATTAGCGAGTTGCTGTCGAACATATCCTGTGCTTTGCGGTCCATCATCGCCTGATGGGTTTTTACCGCCTGGTTGGCAAGCTCAATGTCCTCGCACCGGCAGCCGACGTTTTTGATAAATGTCTCGCCTTTATGCGGCCCGAACGGGATCACAAACTCGGTCTGCTGGACTGTCTCGCCGCAGCCTGGACACTGAAACTCTTTCAGAACCCTGCTTCTCGGTGTTCGGAACCCTGTTACTTCTGCTGCCGTTTCCATCGGTCAACCCCCTAAAAGCCGTATTTCTGCTTGCTTTTTTCCCGTTCCTCGAGGGAAACAATATTGTCTCCCCTTGGCTGCCTTGGATTACCACGATCCATCTGCTGCTGTTCGATCTGGCTGGCTTGCTGAACGGTATGAGCTCCTAGCTTTCGCCAGTATTCAAGGCGGTTGTAAACAAACCTCCAGGTGTGTCCGTTACCGCGAACAGCAACTTTAATTCCATATTCGATCACGGCCTTTGGATCATCAAAACCAAACTTGGAAAAAATGTCGTTGATGTCCTCGTTCAATGTCTCAGTGATCCCATTGACGCCAATCAGTTTATTTTTTATGAGCTTGTCCACGATGGAATCCTCTCGCGCGCCCTCATCCTCATTTCTTTTAATCTTTTCTTTTCTTTACTTTCCTTTACTTTCCTTTCCTTTAATGCATTGCGTTCGCTATCCATTTGCATTGCGTCTGCATTGCATTCGCTATGCGGTTGCATCGAACCCGCGTCAGTACTGGGTTTGTTCCAACGCTTACGAGCCGCTTTGCGTGCCTTTTCGGACTTTTTATCCTTGTTTTCCATGCGTTTTATTAGCGAATCTGACCAGATAAAATCATCATCTTCATGGAGCAACCCGAACTCGTTTATGCATGCATCTACAAAGTCATGCGCCGCATTGCATTCGCATTGCATCTGCATTGCTAACGCATCATAAAGATGCTTTGTCTTTTCTAGCTTGTATCCGTCTTCGTCTCGGAGAATCTCGATCAGGCACCAATACCGTCCATATCCTTCCATACCGTAAGCAGCACGCATTGCTAAAATCTTAGGATCATATCGGGCATTGCTGTCATGGCTGAAATAATAAGCATCTTTAGCCACTCTAACCCCTCCTTTCTACGCGATAAAAACCATCTTTCCAGTCAGTTCTTCAATCTCTCGCTTAAAACGTTCTGCGTCGCTGTTATTGTCACTCAGATGCAGCAGCCAGATCTCTTTGACTGCTGATAAGTCATTAGCCTGCAAAAACTCTTTCACATGTTCCAGGCTGAAATGAGATTTCAGAAGCCGATTCTTCAGGACTCCTGGCACCCGTCCTGCCTCAATATTCTGGTTCAGGATATCTACTGAGTAATTGCACTCAAGCATGATGTGTGTGAGTCTCTGAAACTTGTATTTGATGTAGTACGTGTCGGTAGCAAATAAAAGCTTATCTCCCGACTGGTCCGTGATTAGAAATCCCAAGGGCTCAGCGGCATCGTGTTCCGTGTCAAAAGGTAGAATGATAAGATCACCGATTTTAAACTGCTGCTTAGCTTTCATGATCTTCACGTGATGCCCTGCCAGCCCCAGTGCGGCTGCTGTTCCCTCACTGGTATAAATATCAATCCCGGACTTTAAAACGTCCTGAGCGGCCCTGCTGTGATCTCCATGTTCATGGGAAATGAGGCAACCATCAATATCTGTCAAATGATAATCCAGCGCCTTATGGATCAGCTTTATGGGTATCCCACATTCCAGAAGCAGGGACGTTGTGCCGTCCCGTATGCGGTAGGCGTTGCCTTTGCTCCCTGAAGCGATGACTTTTATATCCATCAGAACGGCGCCTTCATTTGTTCATCCTTGTCGAATTCAGCAGCAGGATCATCTTGCTCTGCCTTTGTGGATGGAACAGGGTGAGATTTTTCTTTAGACTGCTCACGTTCTGGCTCCGGTTTGATGTCGATGATTTCCTGATTAGCCTTTTGACGGACTTCTTGATCCACCTCATGAGTGATGTCTTTTCTACCGGCATCTGGCGCTTCTTCATCGGTGTACATATTGCCAAGATTGCCTGGAAAGGCTTCTCTCATGGCGTTCACAATCGCAGTCTTACGGATCATGTTCATTGGCATTTGTTTCCAGGTAGCCTGTCCCTTAGAAAACTCAGAAAAACTGATTTGCACCTTAATTGGCACCTTCCGGTCATTCCGGAAGACACGGGCCCAGCCACCAAGAAGTGTGTCCGTTGGAAGCATCACAGCGCCTTCGATATTCTCAATCTTTCCGTCGCGTTCAACGACAATTCCGGCTTCCAGTCCGGTGTAGTGATCATTGGCCTCAGCACGCTTCATAAATGCTTCCTTGCTTGTGATGATCTGTGCTGGTGCCCCTTTAAACTTGACCAGGTAAGCTTCATTGAGAAATGGATTCAGCTGCTGATACTTGCACAGGTTCAGAAACATTACGATTTCCTGATTAGTTACCTCTGCATTACCACGCACCAGGTACTGAGCAACCATCTGACCGGATAGTTTGACTTGCTGTCCGTTGGCCTCATATTCAATGGAATGGTTCATCAGATCGTTTGCCATTTAAATAACCTCCTCGATCGGTTCTGCTTCTTTTTCTACTCTCAGCTGCTTGTCCGGCTCTGAGACAATCAAGCTGATGATCTGTGCGTCAGTGTCGATCAGCTTTGTGACTGCCTCACGGTTATCGATAAATATTGGCGCCGATAGTCCGTAGAAATTGCTCAGCGTTTGGATGATGTCGAGCCCGACATTGATCTTGGCCGCGTTGTTCAGTGCGTTGTATGGCACACCCTGATAGGTCGTCTCGCACACTTCCTGCAGCCCACCGTTGATCTGCTCGCTGAATAATTTGAAACGGGCCATCTTGAACTTGGCATTGATCCGAGTTTCGAGCAGGTTGACTTTGAACTTGATGAATTCTTCTGTCAGGTTCATTTCTTTCTCGGACTGCTCGAATTCCTTAGCCAGCTGCTTCTCTTCTGCTTCAAGTTCGGCGATCCGTTTGTCAATTCGGCGTACCGCGTCAAACTTCAGAAGATCGGTTTCAACTTCAGAAAGTTGTTTCTTGAGTGCCTGTTTCTTGTCACTCTGTTCCATCAGCGAGTCATCAACGCTGGCCTGTAAAGATTTGATTCCCTTTTCAAGGTCTGCAATCTGTTTCTGTTTTCCTTGGAATTCCGGATCATCCATGATGCTTTTGGTTCCAGCACTCAACTTATCAATTTGCTCCTGTAGCTTATCCATGTTTTGCTTCACAAGATTAGCCAGTTCACTGAGTTCAGCTATATCAACTGCATTTCCCTCGTTGTCTTTTCTAAGTCGCTCGACTTCATCAACAAGTTCCTTGCCTTGACACTGAATTTCTTCTAGTTTCTGAGCCTTAATCCGGTTGAATTCAGCTTCTGCGTGTGTCTTCGCATCTTCTACACGGTCTGCAGGAAGTTCTTGCCCGCAAGCTGCACAGACAGTTTCACCATTAAATTCAAATTGCTTTGCGCTTTCTCTCGCCCAGCTTAATCGAAGTTCTTCGGCTTTTTCTTCATTCTTTTTAATGCGTTGCTCATTCGAAGTGACATTTTCTTTTCGATCCGCGATAGTACGGATGTGTTTATCGCGATCACTCTTTTTTGCGTAGTATTTGGAACGCTTTTCATCGATTTCTTCATGAATACCTTTTTGAAAACTATTCCGCATTTCCAGCTGCTGTCCTTCGATCTTCCGGATCTCGTTCCGTTTCAAATCAGCCTCACCACCGGACCGAATCGTACTGATCTTCTCATCAATGGCGTCGATCTTTTTCTGCAGGCTTTCAGCAGATTTTTTCAGATCAGCTTCGCTCTGACCGTCAAGATCCGGTTTTGACTTGGTTGCTTCATCAATTCGGATCGGGATCCGTTCGAGTTCCTGATTGATCTCTTTGCGCTTTGCTGCAAGGATCTTCCGGTAATCATCGATGCTATGGTTGCCGAGGATATCAGGGAGCTCTTTCAGATGACTGTTCGCCGCGATGACATCTTCATCTGAGAAATTACCGCAGACATTCAGCAGAACCTTCCGACGCTGCTTCCAGTTCAGCTGCTCGTTGAAATAAACTGGAGAAGTCAGAAGCTTGAACAAGTCCTCATTCCCAGACACCAGATTGGAAACCGTATCATCAAATTCCTTTTTCTTGGCCGGGACGCCGTCTACAAAATAATCAACCGTGTGGCCCGTGAACTCCGCTGTCGCGGATCCACGCTTTTTTGTCCATTTCTCGTAGTAAACTTTCTTCAACTCAACCGGCCGGTCATCAACAAGAAAAGCGCCGTTAACGCTGTGATCCAGATGGTGCTGCTCTTTACCAGCGGCATCCACTGTTTTCAACTGGAAGTCTTTCTTGTCCTGGCTGTCCTTGTCGAACAGCATCCAGGTGAACGCGTCGAACAGGGTTGTCTTGTAAGTACCGTTATCACCATACACATTCACGTTTGCCCTATTTGTTTCCAACGTGAACGAACGGCACCCTTTGAAGTTTTCAAGAGACAGTGATTTTAAAATAATATCAGCCATTTGCTCTCCTCCTAACTTTGGTTGTCAATGCCTTTTCTGGCGTCCATCCAAGGTTTAACCTTTGGCGGATGGTACTTGATTCTATTCCGGTAATTTCTCCCCATTCGGCTAGTGTCTTCCTTGACTTACCAAATGTAATGAAATGGTTATTTCTCTTATTTCGTGCTTGTTCTTCCATGGTTATCCATTTGCAATTGGATGGCTCGTAATTGCCATTAACATTTTTTCTTTCAATGGTCAAACCATCCTGATAGTCACTCGTAACTGCCCAATCATAAAATGATTTGTATTTTAACCAGTCAGAACAAACTGTTATTCCCCGGCCTCCATACCTGTCATAATCACTGGAAGATTTATCAAAGCACCTTTGCTTCATCCGCACCCATTTGTTATACAAACGAGTTTTTTTACCGTCTCTGCCTTTAGATAAGGCATGCGTTACATTCCGCTTAATGATTATTTCTCTCTTTATGCACCCACAGCTTTTAGTGTTTCCTGTCCGTAAATCATTGGTTGTTGCGAGTGTTCGATTACCACAATCACATCTGCATTCCCACAAAACTTGGCCGCACTTATTTCTCCCGGCCTCCTTAACGCAAGTGAGTCTTCCATACTTTTGACCAGTCAAGTCAAGGTGTTTTCCCATGTCTCTCCCCTCCTGTGATTTGATTTCTTGCCGCTCCCCCTGTTAAAATAAGGGGGAAGATAAATTTCCTAGTGATATTACCCGAGAGCGCCCTGCAACGGCGCTCTTTTTGTCGCTTTGATCTGGAGTTGAACTTTATCGATCTGGTGGTCAATCATGCAGTAGGTCCCCCACCAAAAACCAAGTTCATAGCTCCGGTTCTTTTGCTTCGACATTTCTACCTCTGCGTTCTGCTTCTGGATCTCCAGTGAATTCAGCTCTTGGTACAGATCATTTAGGCCTGTCATGTCTTTACCTCCCCGTCCAACCGTTTGTTGTGTTCCCTGACGCTGCGTTTCAGAGCGTCTGTCAGTGCATCAATGCTCACTTGCAATGCCCATCGCTTAAATGGGTCTGCCTCCAATTTCTGGCGATGCTGCAGTTCATTGAGCCTGTCCACTATCTGGTTCCTATCGATTGTTCTCACTTCCTTTCTGGCGCTTGCGCTCCGAACCGGCAACAATCGGAGGGGTCAAGAAATCATTGCCGGTTCGCAACGCAGCGTGCGACTGCGTGCGAATGAGTTTGAAAACTTGGTAAGTATGCAAATCGCTTCAATGTGTTCGTAACCTTAAAAAGTATCCATAATGTCAAAAAACTAGGGGGTTCCTCCCTTCATGATTTAGTTTTGACATGCCCGGTTATCTCAACAAATTGGAAGTGGTGACCTCTCAACTCCTTGTTTTTAATTACCGGACGGCCTGTCATCTTCAAAGCCCGGTAGGCTGTATCCGGACGACGCCGGATTGCCCGGCGTTTCGACAAGTGGTAAAATAAATATATCGATTGTTAATGCTTGTTACGGATCTGCTCACTGCTATGGGCGGACCTTATTTTTTTCTCGACAGAGTCATAAATGTAAACAGCAGCGATCATCCAAAAACCGATAACATAGAAGAGCATTGATAATCCACCTCGTTCATGTCCTTGTAATGGTTGTAAGTCTTCAAAAACCGCTCGTAGTCTTCTGGTTCCAGCCGCCCTGCAAGATCTGTCATCAGGTCAATCACCGTGTCCAGTTCGTCAGCCTTGTTCATTTGATTCCGCCTCCCTGAGCGCTCGGTAGGCTTTCGCCAGGGCCAGCATCTGTTCCGGTTCGGAATGCCCGTCTGCAATCTGTCTCAGGCACTCCTGCTTGGCATCTTTGAGCATGTTTTCCTCACTTCCGATCGGATACATGGCATACACGATCTGTCCGACTCTCATGTCAAATCACCACCGATCGTCTAGGCTTGTATGTCATGGCCACGCCTTTTACTCTGGCTTTGTTCGTCCAGCGATCGGTAATCAAGTGAATGTCTAGCCCATACTCTCTGATTCCGGCGTAGAGAAAGCTTTGAAGTGCCCGGTACACGTCGTAGACCTGCTGCCAGTCATCGGTTTGTGCCATCTGGATTTTGTTTGGCCGCAGATTGCTGAGCCACAACTGGATTGCTTTCATGCGTTCCTCTGCTTGGTCAATCTGGATCTGTAGATTAATCAAGGCGTCGCCGGCATCGTCGTTAAGCTCCGGAGTGACCGGCGCCGCGGCCAGCGGATGAAGATCATACATGTACTGAATCAAATCAACATGCTCATAAGCTCCTGTTTCTGTAAACCATCTGATCATCGTTTCAATGGATGGATTGATTATTCCGTTCTCAATGTCGCTCATCTGATGCTGTGTCTTATGGATCATCATTCCGAGTGCTTCCTGTTTCAGCCCCGCATGGATCCGGTCTTCTCTCATCAAGCCTGTTAAAATGTAACGGGGATACGCTTTGTTTGACATGATTTCGCCTCCTGCGATACTTCCATAATTTTCATAAAATATTAGATGAAGAGATTAGATAACCTTTTCTGAATACTTTGGGTACATCTCTGCCATGTAATTTGAATGGTGTTCCACCCAATTAATCAATGACCAGATCGGAACTTTCTTCAGCCCGACGCCGGGAACCCTGGGAAAATCAGCGATGTTCATGATCTGGTTGGCCTTAGTAATGCTGCACCGGAAGAATTTTGAAATGTCTTTGTAGTCAAGCATTTCCGGCCACTGTGCAGCGACCGCGTACTTTGCGGACATTTGTTCCGTGACCTGCTGACTGATTTGCTTAGCAAGATCAGAACCGAATTCTGGATCGGGCTCTAGTTTAAACATTGGAGATATCTCCTTTCTGCTGGTCGCTGATAAAGTCGAGAAGCCTGTCCATGTCTTGCAATGAGTCATCAATAGCAAGTTCCAGGTATTCACTTCGGCCCATGATTCTCGTTGTTTTCGGACCGTTATTTATTCTTTCAGTCACAAGATGACGATCTTCATCATCTTCTCGTGCGTTCTGCAGACACATAATGATTGAAAACAGTTCTGATCCAATGTATTTGGCATCTTCTTTTGTCATTCAGCGACACTTTCTTGAAACCTGAATACCTGAGGATGGATGTTTCTTTTTTTCAGAGTCTCATGGATGAACTTGCGTCCTCTCTGCGTCCATTTGGTATTCATGCGAACCGATTCATGACCGTCTCTGTGGATGATTGGTAGCGTGTAAGAATCAACATACTTTTTGTCTTTGTACTTGCTGTAAAGGATCCACTGGCCACCTACTTTGTACTGAACGCCTTCCTCACTAAGGATTTTGTTCAGCCGATAAGCAGTAAGCCCATAGTCCTGAGCAATCTGTGTTGTCGTCACCGTACTTGGAGATTGCATGATGTGGTCGTAATAATCAATTACTGGAGCTTGAATTTTTAACTGGTGCTGTGCTTTCTCTTTGGCAATTCGTTCAGCTTCTTTTTGCTCTTGAATATTGGCAGCGAGACGCAAGGCGTCAGGATACGTTTTTGGAATGTTAAATCGCTCAATTGCTTTTGTTTTTGAAAGCTGTTCTTCCATTTTGTTAAAGGCATCAATGTACTTTAACTTGAACTGGATCGCCTTGTGGCCGGTGAAACCCATCGCAAGGATTGTGAACCCATCACGGTTCATGTAGAAAACTTTGTGAGGGCGACCGTAGCTGTCTGGTTCAGTGCCTTCACGGAACATCTCCTCAAAATTGAGGACATCTTTCCTTAAATCTTGAATGTCACGGAGAACGTTATCGTGACGTTTTTCAAAACTTTCAGCGATATTAGTTGAGGTGGTGACAGCTCGACGATTTCTTAAAACAACAAGTTCTTTCACTTTTTATGCTCCTTTCGATCTTTGAAAATTAAATGTTGATATAATCATCTCGAAGGAGGTGATTATGATGGGTACAAATCAATGGATTACTCCACATGGTGATGGCTGGGCTGTCAAAGGTGCTGGAAACTCAAAAGCTACAAAAATATTTGATAATAAATCTGACGCCATTGCGTACGGTAAGCAGATAGCGAAAAACCAGCACTCAGAATTGATTGGGCAAAAGAAAAACGGTCAGATCAATTTGAAGAACAGCTACGGTAATGATCCGAATCCCCCACAAGACAAAGATTAATCATCATATTTAGGAGTTAATCGAATCCTGTACCCATCGGCTATTTCAAAGTTATTTGCGGTAACTTCAGCGATGGTTACGGGATTCTTTTCTTCTGTTTCGATCACGATCTTTGTGTAGTCTTGAAGCGATTCAGCTTTTGCTGACATTTAGATGGCCTCCTTTTCTTTGCTAGGCAACCTTTCGTTGCCTTGCGTTTCAAAAAAAATAGTCCAGTCAATATCCAGAACACTTCCCAGTGCTTTGGCAATTTCTACTGAAGGGCGGCGATCACCATTTTCAATCATTGAGTAAAACTGGCGAGTAATACCTGTTTGAGAAAGATCAACAACCGCTTCTTGCGACAGGCCTTTTTCTTTTCTTCTGCCAGTGAGGATTAATGCAAGGTCCTGCTTTTTCAATTCTTCTCATCTCCTTTTTAGCAACCTTATGTTGCTTTCTATATTTATATAATAATGCAACGCAAGGTTGCCGTCAATAGTATTTGCTACTTTTTGTTGCTTATATTTAATTGCAACAAATTGTTGCTATATAATTAAAGAAATTAGTTAGCAAGGGGTTTTGATATGCTATCAGATCGTTTAAAATCTTTGAGAGCTGAGAAAAAACGAACTCAGAAAGATATTGCTGATTTTCTTGGCATTTCAAGGCAGGCTTACACTAAATATGAAAACGATCAAACCGAACCAGATAACAAGACATTAAGCAAGCTTGCTGAATATTTCGATGTAACGACTGACTATTTGCTTGGAAGATCTGACATAAGAAACAATGAACAGAAGCCTGAGGGCCGCTTTTTTCACGACCTAGATCATGCATCACCGGATGATCTGGACGAACTGGAGAATTATTTTAAGTTCATGCAGGAGCGGAAAAAGAAAAGAGAAAACAAAGACAACAAATAAAACCCACACCTTAGATCGAATTTTATGATTCCGTCTTGGTGTGGGTTTTTTATAATTTATAGATTGAAAAATAATACATTTTTTCCATAGGGGCGATAAATTATGGACTATCAAGAAATTCTCGATCGTTTTAAAGAAGTACATGTTCTTGATTTATTTGGAACAAAAAAAGAAGTTAAGGAACTTCCACTTATCCTGAAGGACAATGAAACGATCATGTATGCAACCAGTGGAATGATGGATAACAATACTTGGCTGATTGTTTGCACTGACCAACGTGTACTGTTTTTGGATAAAGGCATGATCTTTGGCCTAAAGCAGACTGAGATTCCAATGGAAAAAGTGAATTCGATTGCTTATAAAACCGGCCTCATGTTCGGACAAATACAAATTTATCACGGTTCAGCGCAAATGAAGATTGAAAGCATTTCTAAGAAGACAGTTAAACCGATGGTCGATGCCATTAATCGAGAAATAGAGAAGTTAAAGCAACCAGATAAACAAGAAGCTGCTACAACATTAAGTCCAGCTGATGAAATACTGAAATACAAACATCTGCTTGATGCCGACGCAATTACTCAGGAAGAATTCGACGCAAAGAAAAAACAGTTACTGGGGTTATAAAGATGGTCAAAGAGAAATCAGGTTGTTTGGGGTGCTTTACGGCAATCATGTCAATTCCCCTTCTAATTATCCCTGTGCTGATCGTTTTGGCAATTTTATGGGGGATATGGCACTGGATGTTCGGGTAACAAATCTTACACATATCAATAAAGTTCTAATGTCCCGATAAGGCGTACATAAGGGGTGAGGTAAGTGGGGTTCTTCCGTTTCCGTAAAAGCTTCAAGATTGCTCCAGGTGTCAGGTTCAATGTGAACAAAAAGAGTGTGGGAATGACATTCGGTGGAAAAGGTGCACATTATACGATTAATTCTAAGGGAACTCGAACAAAGAGCGTCGGGATTCCAGGTACCGGTCTATCTTATGTCGATGTTAAAAATCCGGAAAGAAGAAGTTCTACTCCACAAGGCGAAGGACAAGGACCAACAAGAACGGGCAATGGCCAGAGAAACGGATTTGGATGCTTAAGTTTTGTTCTTATAATTCTGGTCATCACTGCCATTGTCACTTTATTCTCGGGTCATTCTAATGTGGTCTTCGGATCATTACTGTTTATTTCAGCTATTCTAGCCATTGTTTCCCTGTTTAAGCCTAAACTCGCTTTTTGGACGAAAAAGAAAACAAAAGCCAGGGCATTTGTAGGCTATGCTATTCTTTCGATTATCTTATTTATCGCATTTGGAGCAACTTCACCTGCCAGTCAGCCATCATCGAGCAGTACGGACAACCAGACAGCGGCTGTGACGGACTCGTCATCAAGTTCGGACAGCGGATCTTCTCAGGATGACTCATCGATATGGTCGAATGCCAGTGATTCAACTGATTCATCAGTAAGCGATGGCACAGCGAGTAGTTCGGATTCTTCTTCATCAAGCGTTACGTCTCAGCCAGCGACTGCCGTAACGCCATCAGCAGGTGAATCTAGTGGGTCTCATGCAGTTGTAAGTAAGCCGGCAAGCCAAGCTCAAAAGTCAACCACGAGTGCCCCGAAAAAGGCATCTGCTCCGGCCTCTTCCACTGCTCCTAAGTCTGCTCCAGCTCCTACGCTCGCTGTCACAGGTGGTGGACTAAATGTATCTCCAGGGCAGATAGCTTCCGTCTCAACAAAGGGATCGCCAAACGCTCCTGCTTCTATTCAGGTCATTTATAGTTCTGGACCGAGTAAAGCGGCCGGATTGATAAGCAAAACCACAGATGGCAGCGGCAATGTTTCTTGGTCATGGAAGGTCGGGACCAGAACTAAACCAGGAAGCTATGATGTAAATATTACGATTGGTACGCAAACAATCACAAAGACACTAAATGTTGATTAAAAACTTATTGGCCCTTTACGGGCTTTTCTTTTGGCCTTAAAATAGAACATATGTTCTTTTTAATCATGGAGATGATCACGTGATTCAGCCCTATAGTCCTCCGCTTGTCGAGCAATGGGTATCGGATGCTTTGATACATGCTGGCATCCTCTGCCCTGCTGACATTTACGCTGATAACCTGTGCGCTGCATTCGGCATTGAGTATGGAAACCACTTCGGAGTGTCCGGATCAGCAATAATCACCGGTGTCCCCTATATCGCTGTAGACTGCCGGCTATCTGTGCCAAAGCGTCATGAACAGTTTCTCCACGAGCTTGGACACGTTCTCAGACACTATGGAGATCAATACGACATGCCACAGACTCTCCGCGAATACCAGGAATGGGATGCTGACCTGTTTGCCATGTACGCTGCCATTCCCTTTCACATGATCGATTTTGATAAGGGATATTCGCTTGTCACACTTATGGATGACTTTTGCGTGACAAAAAGTCTTGCCGCAAAGCGGATGGATGACATCAGGCAAAAAGCGTTCTTCGCCGAAAAAGATCGACCAATAAGTCCTGCTTACCGCCCTTTCTCTCTCAGCAGATGCTCTGATGAAACAAAACGGATCATGCACAAGCTATCACGCCAGACAGGAGTCAAACAGTTATGATCAACACTCTTTATTATGACTACGAACCAGACGGCTCAAAACGCCCCGTATGGCTTTGTGTACCGTTCGATTACAATTTAGTAACGGATGATTATATTCCCTTCCATATCGACTGTGATAAATTTTCGCGTGATTTTGTTGGCGACTTTGATGATTCGGTTTCTGGATGTTCGGTACATCTTCAGGAGATCACCTTAGGAATGCGGCATAACGAGATCGGTGTGAAAATCAACGATATTAAGAACCGTATAGGACAAGAGATATATACCATTGAAAGACTAATTTTGCAGGTCTGTGATGTCGTTGAAGTATTGTCAGCAGAGGATTATTAAGCCATTAATAAATTGATGATCTAGAAATGGAGATGAAATCATGCCATCGTACCAGAAATATGATACAAAACAGGGTAAGCGGTGGATGTTCAAGGTTGACCTGGGACCAGATCCCAAAACCGGCCGACGCCGGACAACGACGAAGCGCGGATTTTTGCACAAACCGGATGCAGAAATGGCGTGCCGTAAATATCTTGAGATGGTTCAAAATGGTATCAAAGTAAACAGCAACATTGTTGTTAAAGAACTGATTGAAAAATGGATTGATATCTATGGAAAATCTGACAAGCGCCGACCCCAAACTGTGACCGTGATGAAAAATCGTGCCAAACATATTAGTAAAGCATTGGGGTACATTAAAGTCAAAGATCTTTCTCATTATGAATATCAAAAATTATTTTACCAGCTTAAAGATAATGGATTAAGTAAAAATACACTTGAGGGCATTCGTACAGCAGGAAATATGGTTTTCATGTTTGCCGTTAAGGAAAAAATAATCGAACGGGACAAGAACCCAGCATTGGATATTGAACTTCCCGCCTTCCCTGTTGACGTTGCCGATCAAGAAGAAAAGATTAAAAACAGCTACTTTGAGCGTTTCGAAGTTGATGAATTTCTGCGGGCTGCCAAACAGTCGAAAAGAGAAGACATGTACCAGATTTTTTTCACACTCATTTGGACGGGCATACGTCTAGGCGAGCTAGTTGCCTTAAGGTGGGATGATGTGGACTTTGAAAACCATGAAATCCATATCAGGAGAACTTACGTCGAATCTACCAGAAAAGAGAATGCGCCAAAAACAGCTTCGTCGATCCGCACCATTAACATAGAGCCGGAATTAGAGTCTGTGTTGCACAGTCAGCACGCTAAAATCAAAGAACTGAGCATCACTTACCCAATTCTAAAAAATAATATATTCGTTTTTCCACAACTTAAAAAAGACTTTATTGGAAAGCAATATACCGAAAATGCCATTTACCATGAAATGCTTCATGCAAATGACAGATGTTCTTTTAAAAAGCGGCTGACACCTCATAAATTGCGTCATACGTTTACGTCCTTAGCTGCTGAGGCTGAAGTCCCGCTTGATGATATCCGGGCGATGCTTGGACACCACGACGACGAAATAACGAGAAAAGTTTATGAGCATGTAACTAAAAATCGAAGGAAAAAAATGTCGCACAAATTCGGCGAATTCATGCGACAAGATCAGTAATTTTTTATAATGTGGTCAATACGTGGTCATAAGACATTCTTAATAACAAAATATCCTTATATATCAACGATTATTTGACCCATTAGTAAATTTACTAGATTTATTGAAATCAGTTAATTGATGAACTGATCAACATATTTTTATAAAAATGTTTCAGAGCCCGTTCACAATATTCGCTGGTCGTTTCCCTTCGGCAATTCTCCGGATATTGTGCCAGACGAACCGGTGCATCTGGATGAACGCCTGTTCAGTGACGCCGCCGATGTGTGGCGAGAAAGTGATTTTATTTTGGATCGCCGCAGGTAAATGAAGAAGGCTGTTATCGGGCTGCACGGGTTCCGGCGAAATGGTGTCGAGGCCCGCCCCGGCAATCAGGCCCTCTTTCAGAGCCAGGATCAGATCATGCTGATTGACCACTTCGCCGCGCGCCGTATTGATCAGGATCGCCGCTCTTTTCATCAATCGAAAGCGGTCCAGATTCATGAAGTTTCTTGTTTCAGAATTCGAAGGGATATGTAAACTGATGATATCGCAGTGCCGCAGCAGTGCCTCAAGCGGCAGATAATCTGCATGCAATTTATCCTCCAGGTCCGCCGGCAGCTTGTTCCTGCTGAAGTAACTGACCCTGGATTCAAAACCATGAAGCCGTTTCGCCGTCTCCCGCCCAATCGCACCCATGCCGATAATGCCAACGTGACTGTGCCCTAATTCCGGAATGCCTTCCAGGCTCCAATTGCTTTTGGCCTCAATCTGCCGGGCATTGCGTACCATCCGGTCACCTTCCACCAGACGCCGCTGCACGGCGAGCATCAGCATAATTGCCTGCTCAGCCACCGCTTTACTATTGGCTGCCGCATTATTACAGACGAACACGCCTTTTTTCGTCGCGGCCTCGACATCAATCCAGTCAAACCCGACGCCTTCAGAATGGATCATCTTCAGATTGGGCATCGCGTCGATCAGACCTTTGCGGACCGGCTGCATCGCATCGGCAAAAATAACATCAGCGTCCCTGCCCATCTCCAGAAGTCTGTCCGTGTCGGATTCATAGCCGGCAAAAACCAGTTTCCAGTCAGCGGGGAGTGTGGTGAGATCAAAGAACCGTTCCACCCGCTGCTTCAGAGTCATCAGCAAAACTTTCAT